GACCGTATTAGGCTCATCGCTTCTTGCTGGATCTTCTGGTAATCAGGGATATAACATAACTAAATCTTTAAGGTTAAGAAGTAGTGCTTCTGCTTATTTAAATAGAACTCCTGCTGGTGCTGGCAATAGAAAAACTTGGACATTAAGTTTTTGGATGAAGTTAGGATCAACTAATGTAAGCACTTATGGCGATGATATTTTCTTTGTTAATGGTGGATCAGGAGCATCTACTTTATTAAATTTTGCTTATGACAAAGATAGTGGTGTTTTATATACTGATGTAACAGGAACTCGTTTATTTCAAACCAATGCTGTATTTAGAGATTTTTCAGCTTGGTATCATGTTGTTTTAGCTTTTGATTCAACTCAAGCAACTTCTACAGACAGAATTAAACTGTATATAAATAATGTTTTACAAACATTTAGCACATACAATGCACCTACTTTAAATGCTGACTATGCAGTTAATGGTGCTTATCAACATAATATTGGTCGAGACCCAACAAATTCTTGGTTTTATTTAGATGCTTATTTAGCTGAAATGAATTTGGTAGATGGTCAGCAATTAACAGCATCCAGCTTTGGTGAAACAGATGGCATAACTGGAGTATGGAAAGCTAAGAAGTATGGTGGCACGTATGGCACTAATGGCTTCTATCTACCCTTCACAGATGTTGCTACTACTAGCGGGTCTAATGCTGGACTAGGTAAAGACTTTAGCGGTAATGGTAACTATTGGAATACCAATAACATATCTGTTACTGCTGGCACTACTTACGATTCAATGACTGATGTACCTACATTGACGGATGCAACAACAGCTAACTATTGTGTAATAAATAGCACAACCGCACAGCCAACTGGTTGGGGTGCTGCTACTACTTTCTCAAACGCAAATCTAACTGGATATATGCCTAATGCTGGTACCGATGCACCAGCTTACGGAACTATTGCTTTACCTAGGTCAGGTAAATGGTATTGGGAAGTAGCGATTAGTAGCAGTACAGTTCCGGGTGCAGTAGGTGTTAGCGAAAGCTCAATGAAAAGACCTGATGGAACTGGTCCACTTTGTAGAACTCTTTATTCTGGTGGTGGTACAGGCGTATCAAAAGCTTATGACGGAACTAATCTTACTGGAAGTTATACATACTTTAGCAATGCCACACTTGGTGTAGCTTGTGATATGGACAATGGGAAATTGTTTTTTTCTGTTAATGGAACTTATGTAAACTCTGGTGACCCAGTTGCAGGAACAGGAGCAATATTCACAGACTTACTTAGTGCTAATCCTGCTGGAGGAAGTTGGTTGCCAATGTCTTTTGGTTATAATGGTCATGTCCATAATCATAACTATGGACAACAACCATTTTCCTACACTCCACCAACAGGCTTTGTAGCACTCAATACTTATAACTTACCAGAGCCAAGTATTAAGGCTGGTAATAAGCACATGGATGCGACTACTTATAGTGGCAATGGAACAAGTCAAACAATTACAAATTCTAGTGGGTTTGCCCCTGACTTTGTTTGGATTAAAGGTAGAAATTATGCTGATAACCAGACTCTTTGGAACACAGTTGTTGGTGCACAAAAATCACTGTCATCTGACACTACAACGGCAGAAACTACAAGAACAACAGCACTAACAGGATTTGTCTCCAATGGATTTACTCTTGGAACAGATACTATTGTCAACTATAGTGCTGGAACTTATGTTGGATGGCAATGGAAAGCAGGTGGAACTGCTGTATCCAATACTGCTGGCTCTATTACATCTACAGTAAGTGCTAATCCTACTGCTGGATTTAGTATTGTTACTTACAATACTGGCTCTGCTGGAAATCAAACAGTTGGTCATGGTTTAGGTGTAACTCCAGCAATGATTATTATTAAATCGAGGGTTAGTACTACTGCACATTGGGATGTTTGGCATAAATCTTTTGCTAATCCAGCACAAGGTTATTTATATTTGAATTTAACTAATGCTGTTGCCAATGATTCAAGAAACTGGGCAAATGCCGCACCAACATCTTCTGTATTTTCTTTTGAATCAGGGTATGAATTTAGTGCAAATGCTAATTATGTTGCTTATTGCTGGGCAGAAGTCGCTGGATATTCCAAGTTTGGCTCATACACAGGCAATGGCTCTACTGATGGAGCTTTTGTGCATACTGGATTTAGACCTAAGTTTGTGATGGTCAAATGTTCTAGCAATTCTTCTACAAACTGGTTTATCTTAGATACGACTAGAGATACATACAACTTATCTGGTCAATCACTTATGCCAAATTTGTCAAACGCTGAATATACACCAGCAAGCTCTGGATATTTTGGAGATATTTTGTCAAACGGATTCAAATGGCGAGATGCTTCAAATAATGCAAATAACGCTAGTGGATATACATACATCTATATGGCATTTGCCGAAAACCCATTCAAATATTCTTTAGCGAGGTAAGTATATGTTTTTAATTGATGGAAAAGTTTTACCAGTAGACACACCCTTTACTAGCAACGGTATTCAGTACCCAGCTAACTGGTTACGTCTATCTACTCAAGCTGAGAAAGAGGCTATTGGAATTACTGAAGAAGCTGACACTGTTCGTGCTGATGACAGGTTCTATTGGAATGGTGATGTCACTACCCCTAAAGCATTAGAAGACAAGCTTGAAACTAAGCAAGATGGTTCACCTATGTGGGTACAGAAGTATGATTCACTTACTGAGTCCATGGTAGATACCGACAAGCAACTAGTCACCAAGGGACTTAAGTCTAACCTTATCTCTCAAGTCAAAGTTGCTGCAGGTTCTATCCTTGCTCAGACAGATTGGATGGTAATTCGCAAGGCAGAGAGAAGTATAGATATTCCTGAAGCTATTGTTTCTTATAGGAATTCTGTTATAACTACAGCGGATAGCCTAGAGGCATCTATTACAGCTGCTACTTCTGTAGAGGAATTAGCTGCTATTTCTTTATCTTTCCCATCCCAAGAGTAACAGGTAGAGTATGAGCACAGAACAATTCCCAGATCCGTATCGTTACGGCAAACTAGTAGCACAGGTAGAAGCTATGGAAAAGAAGATCGATAAACTAGAACAGGGTATGGAAGAACTACTCGAATTAGCTAACCGTTCTAAAGGTGGCTTCTGGGTAGGCATCATGATTGTATCTGGCGTATCTGCACTTATTGGTTACATCACAAGTCACTTCATCAAATGATCACATATGTCCGATCCATTTGGGTTTGTAGAGGGGGCTAAGGGGTTCAGCAGTAGCATAGATGCTACACGGGAAAGTGCTAAGTCACTAACCAAGAGTATTGAAAACATACAACAAGATGGGTTAGATGTAGCCCAGCGTAAGGCAAGAGAAAGAAGGACTGCCCAACGTGAAGCAGAAGTAAAGAAGCAACAGGCAATCATTAAAGCCCTTGAAGAGTACAAGCGTAGAAAGTACATCACAGATCAAGAGGCAAATCTAAAGATACAGTTTGTAAGACAGTATGGTTCTAAAGAGTGGGACTCCCTACTTAGAATTAAGAATGAATTAGAAGCTCTTGAGAAGCATAACATTAAAGAGTTTCAACATGATTTAAAAGCAGTTAGACGGGTGCAGTTCTGGTGTTTCTTTGTAGCTGCTTTCATAGCGTGGTATTTAACATGGGGTATTAAATAGTGGATACATTACTTTCGATTCTTAAAGGTGTTGCACCTGTACTAGCAACAGCAGTAGCTGGTCCAGCAGGTGGTGCAGCAGTAGGATGGATCGCATCTAAACTAGGCATTGACGATGAGACAGTTGAAGGTGTTACTGCTGCTCTCACAGGCAACCCTGAGATGACTATGAAGTTAAAAGAGTTAGACTTAGAGTATGCCAAGTTAGACCAGTTAGATCGTGACTCTGCTCGCAAAGCTTATGCTGAAGTAGCTACATCAGAGAATGCAACTAAGCTTGACAAAGCTGTTGTTCCAATGCTTGCCCTTGGTACTGTAGGTCTAGCTTTCTTATTCATCGGTATCTTAATCTTTATTAATGTACCTACAGATCAACAACAGATTATTATCTTTGCACTAGGTTTTATCACTAGCTCTGCAGGTCAAGTACTTTCATTCTACTTTGGTTCTAGCCAAGGTAGTAAAGATAAAACAAAAGAAATCGAAGGGATGATGAAGCGATGAATTTAAGTGAACACTTTAGCCTAGAAGAACTAACCCACTCAGAAGTAGCAGAGCGTAAAGGGTTAGACAATACTCCTAATGCTACTGAGATAGCTAACTTAATGAGATTAGCTGCCCTATTAGAAGAGGTTAGATCCTTACTTAATAAACCAATTATGTTAAACTCAGGCTTTAGGTCTAAGCCTGTTAATGATTCTGTTGGGTCTAAGGATACCAGCCAACATCGTATTGGATGTGCTGCAGATATCCGTGTCCCCGGCATGACCCCTAGACAGGTCGTAGAGGCTGTCATTGCTTCCGGCATAGGGTATGATCAGATCATTGAAGAATTCGGCTCATGGACCCATATAAGCGTTCCTGATAGTGCTGCAAGACCACCACGTAAACAAGCATTAATTATAGACAAAGCTGGTACTAGAATATTCTCTTAAGGTTTTCACATTATGGCAGATAAATCATTCACATCAAAACAAAAGGAAATAGTAGCCCGTAAGATGGGTTACGAAGGTCCTATGAATATGTTTGATGAATACCTTAAATCCTCACCCTCTGATGCACAGAAGTATGGCACAGTAGTGGAGAAGTTTATGGCTCGTGGAGGTATGGTACAGAAGTATGCCATCGGAGGTGCGGTAGCCAACTCTATAGGTCCTGCGATAGGTGCTGCAGAAGACCCAACTGCTTCAACTGCCTCTTTAGGTGCAGCTACTACCCAACAGTTAGTGTACGGTCCAGATGGTACTGTATATGGTAGTCCCGGTGCAGCACAAGCAGCAGGGGTAACTAACTACACTAATACCCCACCTCAAACTGCAGCAGGTAAAACTACACTTGACACTGTATCAGGTATGCCTTCACAGCCACAAGCTGCACAGGTAAACCCTGCTTTAAATGTTGCTACTCCTGAACAAGTACTAGCTACCCAGTTAGCCCCTGCACAGGCAGCTACTGTTACTCCTGCTACTGCTGCTCAAACGGCTACAGCTGTTGCCCCTACCGTAACACCTGCAGCTACAATGACAGCTACAACTGCTGCACCTGCTGTGACTACTGCCCTTGAAGGGGTACAAGCTGCACAGGGTACTGTAGCACAACAAGCTCAAGTACAAGCTGCTCAGGTAGAACCTACCACTACTGCTGTTAGTGGACTACAAGCTGCACAAGGTGCTACCAATGTAGTTCAAGGTGCTCCTACTCGTACTCTAGGTGCTGGTGAATTAGTCTCTGGTACTGGTGTAGATCAAGCTGCAGTCGAAGCTGCTTTAGCTAAGACACAAGCTGCTCAAGGTACTGTAACAGATGAGATGACCACTCAAGGTCAACTCAATAAACTACTCACTGACTTTGACTCAGGTAATCCTCCAGCTTGGGCTGCTGCTTCCCTACGTAATGCTACAGCACAGATGGCTGCTCGTGGTTTAGGTGCATCTAGTCTTGCAGGTCAAGCTATTATTCAAGCTACACTTGAAGCTGCTACACCTATCGCTGCTCAGGATGCTGCTGTATTCCAACAGATGGGATTACAGAACCTATCTAATAGACAGCAAACTGCTATCCTAACTGCACAGCAACGTGCTCAGTTCTTAGGTCAAGAGTTTGATCAGACCTTCCAGACTAAAGTATTGAATGCTGCTAAGGTAGCCGATGTAGCTAACATGAACTTTACTGCACAGCAACAGGTTGCTTTAGAGAATGCACGTTTAGCCCAGACAATGGACCTAGCTAATCTATCTAACAAGCAAGCTGTAGTCATGGCTAGTGCAGCACAGATAGCTAACTTAGAGACTGCTAACCTTAACAACCGTCAGCAAGCTGCAGTTATGAATGCTCAGTCTTTCTTGCAGATGGATATGGCTAACTTAGCTAACGAACAGCAGACTGAATTGTTTAAGTCACAGTCTATTGTACAAAGCTTACTCACAGATACTGCTGCAGAGAATGCTGCTAAACAGTTCAATGCTTCCAGTCAAAACCAGACAGATCAATTCTTTGCTAATCTGACCACACAAGTGGGACAGTTCAATGCTACACAAAGCAATGCTATGTCTCAGTTTAACACTGACCAAGCTAACACTGTAGCTAAGTTCAATGCTGAAGTACAGAATCAACGTGATACATTTAATGCACAGAATAGATTAGTCATTGACCAGTCTAATGCTCAGTGGCGTAGAGAGATTTCTACTGCTAATACTGCAGCTATCAATCGTGCTAATGAGTTCAATGCTACCAAGGCTATGGAAATAACTATGGTAGAATACAACAACATGTGGCAACAGTACCGTGATGAGATTGAGTATTCATGGAAGTCTGCCGAGAGTGCTGCAGAACGTAGTGCTCAGATGGCTCGTCAAGAAGTGTCATCTAACGCTACCATCTTAGCTGCTACCATGGCTAAAGATGCAGAACTAACAGCTACTATCGGTAAGTCTGCTGCCTCTATCCTATCTGGTACAACTGTTGGTGGTAAGGCAATTGAATCTCTCGTAACACTGGGTGGTAAGGTTTGGGATACTGCTACTAACTGGGTTGGTAGCTTCTTCACAGCAGAATAATAAGGGTACATAATGGGTATTAGTACATACAAGAAAAAGATCGAAGCGTACATCAAGTCTAAGGAAGATGTTAAACCAAGAGAGGGTGAATCTGCTAAAGGTTTACTGGCTCCTAAGTCTCCGATGAATAAGTCTGCTGCAGGTGCAGGATCTGAACAAGATGCTGTAGCTAACGTAGGTGAGTTTATCTATGCCCTTCGTCAGAAAAGAAAAGAATTTAAACTTAAGAAGGGTGCTAAATAATATGCCTACTCCTGATGCTGGTTTTGTAAGTGCACCAATTCCCGGTATGTCTCTAACGAGTGAGCCGGGTAATCGCCCATGGGAGAATCCTCCTATGCTAGTTACTGTAGAAGATGCCCTTGAATTCTACATTAATAAAATCATTGCAGACTCTAACAGTCATGATGCTGTACTTGAGATGTTAGAGCTACGTCTTCCTGTAGAGAACATTGCTAATCTACTCAACAAGATGAGTGTGATGGAAGGCTATCATACGATTGACGTAGGTATCCTTGTACTTCCTGCCATTGAAGAAATGATTATGGCTGTAGCAGATATGCATGGAGTTAAGTATGCAGAGTCAATGGACCAGATCATGGAAGGCTTTACTCCTAACCCTCGTGCTGTACGTCAGGCTATGCAAGAATTAGAGACATCTATGAATGCTCCTGAAGCTCCTGCTACTCCAGCTCCTATGGAAGAACCTCCTGCAGCTATGGGTTTAATGGCTAGACCACAGAAAGGTATGGAATAATATGGCATTTGATATAACAGCTCTATTCGCTGGAGTATCTAGCGGTGTAGCAGAGTCTATTGAGACACGTAATAAGCAGATCCGTAATGGTGCAGTTAAGCAATTAGATCAACTAGTCTCTGAAGCTGAAGCTAAAGAGAAAGGTCTTAAGACTGAGCGTGATACTCTGTCTCAGCAAGCTAGACAACTTGCCACATTCCGTGGTGCTAATAATGTTGGCTTAACACAAGATCAGATCTTAGGTTTAATTCAACAGCCTGAGACAGCTAAAGCTTTGATTGAAGAGTTAAAGAATAAGAAAGACTTATCTGAAGTAGATATGGCTACTGTATTTAAAGTAGGTAAGCCCGGTACTCAGATGCCTCCAGAAGACTACATTGCTAAGAAGACTTCTATTGCTATTCCTGCCAAAGAAGAACCTGCTAAAGTTGTACGTGGTGCATTCGGATTTGAATCACCTGCAGTGAAACAAGCTGAAGCTGAGTTTGAAGCTACTAGTGGTCGTAAGGCTTCTGAAATTAAAGCTATTGCTAGAGGTAAGGCAGATCTAGGTGCAGACTTTAAACCTATGGAAGGTACTATTGATCTGAAGCAGTTCGGTAATCCAGAGTCTCTGTCTACAGTACAGAATAAACTCCGTGACAACATTGCTAATGGTCAAGACCTCGGTACTCCTGAGAACAAGAAGCTACTCAATAAGCTACGTGCTGATGCAACTATCAAGACTATGTTTGAAGAAGGTGATGGCGGTAAGCCTCGTAGTACTTCTGCTATTAACTCTGTGCTAGACAAGTCTTTACGTGCTGGCTTAGATCCGTTTATAGTTAAAGGTGTTGTACGCTTTGACACACAGACAAATGATTATGTTCCTATCACTGGCGATACTAAAGCTATTGCTGACTTCATGGATCACAAGAATAAACTCATTCAGTCTCAGGCTAAAGCATTGGGTATCTTGGATAAAGACGGTAACATCAAAGGTGGTCGTAATGCTTCTGATGCTTTGTTGCCGTATGCCAACATTGAAGATGGTAAGGTTGTATCTTGGAAGTCTGCAGTTGTTCCACCTAAAACTGAAGGGGAACCTACTACTCCTCCTGCTGCTGCACCTAAAGCTACTATATCTGAGAAGCCTCTCACTATTCCTAAGACTGCCGATGGCAAGATTGATGGCACTAAACTGATATCAGGACAGAAGTATACATCTGCTGATGGCAGTATTAAAACTTGGAATGGTGTAAGCTGGCAATAAGAATAATAAGGATAAGCTAAATGGCTAACGAATTTGATTTGCCTATAGCAGGAGTATCTGTTCAAGGTGCCCCTGCAGATGTAGTACCCACAGTAACACCAGAACAACAGAAGGCTATGCAAGATGTACCTGCCTCTGAGTTTGATCTGCCTATCTCAGGTGTAGAAAAACCTAAGTCTGAGTTTGATTTACCTATCGAGAAAGCTCCTGAGTTTAAGTATCAGGAAGATGTACAAATCCAACGTATCAAAGGTACAGCAGAAGAGCGTAAGGCTGGAGTACAGAAGGAAGTACCCTTTGAAGATTTGTATAAGAACAAAGACAACCTAAACATTATCCGTGAATACGGTGTAGCACGTTTTGGTGAGTCAGGTAAGCAGAAGGCAGATGAGTCTGACGAAGACTATGCTAAGCGTTTCATGACAGCTATGAGACAGGTAGAGTGGAACACTTCTCTGAATGCTATCCCTGAATTAAACTGGCTTAACAATGCCAAGCCTGAAGATGTACTCAAGGCTTCTCGTGCCCACAATTTGTATGATGCTGTACCTTCATGGTATTCCAAAGGTGGACAGCCGGGTGCTAGACCTTTCGGTGAGGCAGTTTTATCTGCAGTCAGTGAACCTACTAACTTACTCAGTGCTGGTATCGGTGCTGGTGCTAGGTATGCAGTAGCTCGTGAAGCCATTAAGAATGTTCTTAGCTCTAAGCTAAAGACTATTGGTGCAGCAGCTGCAGCTGAAACAGTTATCGGTGCTGGTCAGAATGTGATTGATCAGGATGTGAGACGTAAGACTGGTGTTCAGGAAGATGAACTCAAGCTAGGTGAATTGGCTATTGCTTCAGGCTTAAGTGCTTTTGGTGGTGGTGTTGAAGCTGCAGGTGCAGTATTCGGTAAGGGCAGTAAGACTACCAAGAAAGAACTAGAAGAAATCCTAGCAGGTAAGAAAGCTAAGAGTAAGCTAAAGCCGGACCCAGCTACAGATGAATTGAATAAAGCTTTTGATAAGTCACAAGAAGACTTACTCAATGAGTTTGATATCTTTGAAGGTCGTAAGACTTTAGATAAGATCTCAGAACCTACTGACTTAACCCAAGCAGAGATCCGTACTGACATTAATAGACGAGCTATTGATGTAGCTAAGTACATCATGCTTCTGTCACCAGAATTCAGACCAGCCAATGGTCAGAAGGTAAGTGATGCAGTTAAGAATGTATTCCAATCTATTGACAATGTTACTGACGAAGTCATTGATGCTGCTCTTAAGAAAGCTAATCTAACCCCAGCAGAGTTTGCTCAGGCTACCCGTACCACTGTTGCTGATGCAGCTACGGTATTACAGGGATACTCTGCACTTGCCCGTACACTTAAGAAAGTAGCTAGCCTAGATCCTGAGACTGAGAAGCTCATTGAGAATCTCTATGGTCGTGATCACGAGTCTGTGTCTATGGTAGGTAACTTCCTACGGGTTATGAATCGTTTAGAGCGTGAGTCTAAAGCTCTAGTGGTATCTGGTATTGGTACTACTGTACGTAACATCTTAGGTACTGGTACTAACATCACATTTGATGCTGCATCTAAAGTAATCGAAGGTGCTTTGTACACTACAGGTAAGGCTATTACTGGTGTGGTATCTGGCAACTACCAGAAGGGTGATATCACTAACGGTATTGTAGATACAATGAAGGATGCCTTTACTACCCTAGGCAACATGACTAACTCAGGCTTGACTGCTGAGACAGTAGACTTAATCCTCAAGGATAACCCAAGACTACAGAATCAACTGTTCAGTGCAATGCAGGAAAGTGATAAGGCAGACCTGAGTAAAGTAGCTCGTGTAGCTAACACACTTAACGTAGCACAGGATGCCTTCTTTAGACGGGCTATCTTTGCTGCCAGTGTAGAACGTCAGCTAAGACGTGTTGGTGTGGATATGATGGATGTATTAGCCAATAACAAATCAATCCCTCCAGATGTCCTTAAAAACGCTGCAGACGAGACTTTGAAGGCTACCTTTAGCTACACCCCTAAACAGCAGAAAGCTACCCAAAAGGGCGTAGAAGCAGCCGCAGAGGGATTGGCTCATGACTTCGTTAGTTTCTTTGAGAAGGTACCCGGTGGTTCCTTGATGGTTACCTTCCCTCGATTCATGTCTAATGCTATTGCATTCCAGTATAAGCATAGCCCATTCGGTGCTGTCTCTGGTATGGGAGATATTGCTACAGGTGCAGTGCGAGTAGCTAAGGGTGAGGATGGTGGACAAGCCCAGTTAAATCATGGCTTAGAGAAACTCAGTAAAGGTGTAGTAGGTACTGCTGCTATTTATGCTGCCTACAAGTACCGTATGGAGAATCAAGACAGTGAATGGTTTAATGTCAAGAATGAAGACGGAAGTACAGTCGATATCCGTGGGGTATTTCCTATTGGTCCTTACATGGCTGTTGGGGATTTTATTGCCAAACAGAAACTGGGGCGTACTGAAGATGCTAAGTTTGGGGAATTGGCTGAGGCTATTGTAGGTATGAAGATGCCTGCTGGTACTCAAGCTTCTATCCTAGATGAGTTACCTAATGTGCTGGCTGGTACAGAAGGCAAGGCTACTGAACGTGCAGGTAAAGCTATTGGTCGTATTATGGGTGACTTCGTTGGTAGGTTTACTACCCCTGCTAAGTCTGCCTTTGAATACTTTGATCTGTTTGATCAAGAAGGACAGATAGCTAGAGATCCTAATGTGGTAGAAGGTAAGGGTGAATTCCTCAAGACTGCACAGCAAGCTGCAGTACAAAGAGTGATGGCTAAGATACCGGGATTGAAAGAAGACTTACCTGAGTTCCAACCTTACTTCTCAGACAAGGCTCCTGTACGTGCTGGTGAATTCTTTAACAGCTTATCTGGTGTACGGGTAACCCCACGTAAGGGTCCTATTGAGAATGAGTTTGTTAAGCTCAAGCTAGATCCGTATGCATTCTTTGGTAGTACTGGGGATAAGGTATATGATCGTGCCTTCATTAAGACTTCAGTTCCATATGTAGAGAACCGTATCACTAACTTACTTAACAGTGATAGATACAAGGGCTACACTCTGGATCAGAAGCGTATGGCTATGGCTACGAATCTACAAGAGACTCTTGGTATGGCACGAGAGATTACTCAGGCTCAGATGACTGCTAGTGATAGAGAACGTATTAACACTATGAGATTTAATAAGCTACCTGCTGTTGCACGTAGAGCTATTAATGAGTTGTATGCTGCAGAGCATGATGGTGTGACAATGGATAAAGCTAAGGACTACGGACAAGTCTATAAGTACGAAGCTTTAATCCAACAGTTTAGATAATCACTTATATAAAAACACAGGAGTGTGTTCACCTACGAATGCACCCTGTGTGTTGTACTCGAAGTACTCCACTGCATCATCCTCCGACATGTTCTCATACTTAGCTAGTAGCTTAATGCATTTAACTGCATCATAGCAAATGGCTTGTACTTGATTTGTTCTCTGTACTACACCCACAATAGCTTTATCAAAGTAGCTAGGCTCTAGCATCATCAGCTCTACGTCTGGGTATTCTTCTGCAATTCTATAGCGGTTCATGTTATCTCTTTCATAAGAAGTGTGGGGTTTCTTGTGCTGGTACCCCACAACCAGTGTTACTTAGATACTACAACCACCCGCAGTACAAGACAACATCTGAGCACCTTCTACGTTATCGTCATACTCTTTGAAGTTATCCCAGTCTACTGACTCAGGCACTAACAACTTCAATCGATTGTACTCTTCTTCTGTACACTCTTCATACGGGGCTTGCTTGTATGTGCCACCATCCATAGGCAGGAAAGATACCCCTGTAACCTCATCGAAGTGTTCATATACCCAAGCACCTACCTGCATCCACTCGTCTTCCTTCACAGAGATTGTGACAGATGGCTTGTGTTCACAGTAGTGACGTTGGAATAACAGCCACAGTTTCAAGTGTTGAATAGCAGATAAGTCTTCACGTAACAGTGCACCATCTGCAACCTTCACAGGGAAACTAAACACAGTAGTGCTATCAGGTTTCATGAAGCATGGCTCTGCTACGAATCCAGCCTGAATCATAAACTGTGTCAAAGGGTCTTTGTTATCAGCCCGAACCCTGCGAATGTAAAACTTACTATGTTGAGGATGAATGCCACTAGCAGTAGAACAAAGCTGGCTAACAGTTCCTTCTGGTTTGATCGCAGTGACAGCAACTGACTGATTGATACCAACAGCAGCAGCGTATTCAGCATTGACAGTAACAGCAAGCTCACGTAGTGCCTCCAATCGTTTAGGTAATTCTGGATCATCAGGGTTATTTAATAAAGCATTGTCAAGGATACCAGTCATTGACACACCAAGCAATGCTTCTTCTTCAGTGTTCTTCTGCCAGATCTTACGTAGGTACGGGAAGTCTGTTAAGGTCGCTTGAAATGTTCCGAGAATAGTTGCCAACCGTATCTTAGTGGATAGAGTATCAATGCTATCAGTGCTACGCACAATGCAACTAGAAAGATTACAGAACTGGTAAGGTCTAAGAATAATCTCTGAGCAAGGATTAGTACCAAACTCATACGAACTGTCACGCCTTCCATTTTTTGCAGCTTGTCTTTGAGATGCATCACGACTGAAAATTCCTCTCTCACCTGAATGTGATTCATAAATAGATGTCCACTCACGCATGAAGTGTCCAATGCTTGGCTTCTCGTCATACACAGCAGAGTTGTTAGCCAATGCACGTTGTGCTTGACCATCCCACCAGTTACCTGCTTTAGCATGTGCCATGTTGTCATCTGTCAAGTCTGACAGTGAGATCATTGCTGACCTACGTACTCCACCCACAACAACAACTTCCCCGATCTTGCACAGAATGTCATGGCATTCGAGGGAAGATAAACGTCTACCAGCTGCCCCCTTGAACTTGGCAATGACGAACTTAAATAAGTCTTCCAAGGGTTTTGGTCCAGATGCCCTGCCTCCAAAGGTCTTGAGTCTTGCACCTGCCTCACGGACTTTATGTAAGTCATACTGTGGCACTTCGCCAGAGTACAAAAGAGCAATGAGTTGTCGAAGAGATTTAGCCCATCCTTCTTTAGAATCCGAAACCACAATAGTAGTTTGACTACTGAACATGCGATCAGGTACTTCAGGTAATCTAGATACATACTTCTTCTCCACACTAAATCCTACACCTGTTCCGCATAGGAGGATATACATAGCTTCATCGAATGCTTTAGCATCATCAATAGGTAAGTAGGAACAATTGAATGCTGCTACGTTCTGTCTCTCTAGTGCTGGTCCAGAGGTCATGACGGCTCTCATGGATGGCACTACATCTAAATCTTTTACTGCTTGTTCTAACTCGGCACGTAACTCTGGAGTTAAAGTGTAATTCTTTTTCTCTTGCAGATGCTTTGTCATAAAGTCAAAGTATCTTGTTACTGTCTCACTCCAGTGCTCACGTCTACCGTTCTCGTCTATGTAACGGGAATAGCGACTCTTGGCAATGAAGTCATTGTATGGAGTCATTGTATATTTCGTCATGAATAATACCTATCTTATTGATTTTATTGGAAAAAAATAGGAGCACAGTGTTATCTGCACTCCCAGCGGGGGGACTCTAGTTATACCTAAAATTCCTGCTAAAGCAACTGCCCTTCTATGTCGTTGTTTTTATTAGAAATAATAAGTCTGTGTCTTGGGACCACAGGTTACATCGATGATGATGTCAGTATCCCAGTCATTAACTCTACGTTTAGCCATAATGAGAATGGGTCTCAGCTTAGCTGCTTCACAATCTCCGATTGCCATGATCACTTCTTGCCTACTCATTGGCTGTGCACGTTTGTGTACAACTAGAGTGGACTCAGATCCGTAAGGGGATGATGCACATCCTACTAATGCTGCTGATACTGCTGCGATACTTAGAACTACTTTCATTTTAAATCTCCTTGTTGGTAGCTAACTGCCTAATTGCCTTAGCTATGACCGATGCAAAACTGCTACTGGGTGGTATTACTACTGGTGAATCATTAAATCTTTCTACTAATCTTGCTGCTTCGTCTAGTGCATTAGCTCTATCTGCTGATCCGAACATTTCAAAGTGTGCTACTTCTTCTTCAAGGGTCAGTATAACATCACATAAATTCTCTTGCACTTGCCATAGAGCATACTCTATTTCTGGTCTGTGGTCAAACCACTCAGAGTCTTTAGCTGCAACCATAGCACAAGTAGCAATACCCAGTGCTCTCTTCAGTGATACCAAGCTGTTATCAAACACTTCATCAGGCACCTGTGCCATTGTCTTCTCCTAGTATATAGTCTGCTGCTTTCAGTTGAATCAATTCTCTAGCAGTCAAGTATACATCACTTGCTGGTAGTAACTTTGATTGTATCTTCAATGCACTTAAGCCTGTTGCATCCCGTAGTATCTTAATCATTCTAGCATTACAGTTCTCTACTTCTTTTACTGCTGACTTGATGTCATGATACTTGTCTGTAATGTCATCCGATAACTGGTGACACATGATGCCTGCATTGGGTGCAATGTATCGCTCACCCTTAGTGCCACACACAAAGATCAAGAAGCCACCACTCATGATACTACCTAGTCCAATGGTACGGATAGGATGCTTACTGCTTTTCATAATGTCAATCAGTGCTAGTGACTGGTACAAATCTCCACCTGTAGTGTTGACATAGAGAGTGAGTAACTTATCCTTAGCATCAATGTTTTCATACTCAATCCATTTGATGCATCGGTCTATGTTCTCCTCCTCTATATCTCCATGAAGAAAGAACATGTGACTGTCGAGTAGAAGATTATCAATCCTATCCTCTGCTGTCTGTTCATGTCTACGTACCACTTGGGATCTCCACTAGTTCTAGTTTACTAATCGGTACCTGAAAAAACATCTCACCTTTGTACACATACTTGTTAGGCACTTCAACTACTGGGGATTCCAATAGGGATACGTGACTACATAAGAATGCATGGCTTCGTTCATTATTAAATATCATAAAGTAAGCTGGCTTATCTAGCTTAGCAAACTTAGCCTTACGCTCAGGTATCTGCAGTGTGTCGTACTTAAACTCCGAACCCTTCCACACTTTCTTTATCTCTACTTCACAATAGAATACTTCCTTGCCTGTATTCACAATCAGATCTACAGCATAGCGATCAGGATGATCTTCTACTGTGTGACCCAAGGATGTCCAATACTTCTTGGCTGAATCCCTTGCTGTCCCGTCTGTCTCGTTAAATAGTTCTCTATCAAATCTCTTACGGATAGGGGCAGTCATAGGTCAGTCTCCACTTCAATAAAGAACTCGTTGACTTCTTCTGCACCTAAATCGTAGACAGCATCTTTAATTGCTTCTTGCAATACTTCTTGAAGGTACTCAGGATCTTGGTATGTAGGTGGTACAGTGTCATAGTCTACGACTAATTCAAACCGTACCTCGACAAAGAGAGGGGAAGATGTACTCACCAGTTTACCCCTTCAGTCTCGTTAATCAATCGAGCCATACGACTAAGGTACGTCTTGGCTTTCTCAATCTCCTTAGCATTAGTGGTGCTGTCTTTGTCTAACAGAATCGATAAGACTGTGCCATGACAAAAGCTGATAGCATCCCATGGTCCTAGTACTTGTACGATTTGTTCAAAGGCTTCCTCTTCTTCGATCATCAGGTACACAGACTCAGTGTCTCCTCGATCCTCATCTGCCTCATCGAACAAAGATCCTTGAAAGATATCTTCGTCATCTTTGGAATACACTGGATCTTCTTCGTACACCTTACTTGTTCTAAGAAAATCCCAATGCCCTTTAGCTGCAGCATTCCACTCCTCACCGGAACACTCATCGATTGACATGCGACCATCACCCATTATGCATTCCCCTGTGTTGGTGTCCATTGTGTAAGATCAAATGTGGCATCAAACAAATCTGAGTGTGGGTCAAACTGCAACTCACCTGCCTTAACCATCTCATCCATCTTCTCTGATACAGTGTTGCCAAACTTCTCATCTGTATTAAGTAAATGAAAGCAAGTCACTACACCTTGAGCAAGACCAACGATCTCAGTGTAAGCATCTTCATCTAAGTTGTCGGATGGCATACAGATCATGTTCAGATCTACTGTGCCATTCCATTCTTTACCTTCAAAGTTAGGTCGAATGATGAGCACGATGTCATCTTTTTTGATAGGGCTAGTCATGCTTGGTTCCTTTGTATGGATTAAATTTTAGAGGCATTTCTTTTTTAGGCTTTTCAATAAGCCAATCTTCAGGTATCTTTTTATCTGCATACAGGAAGCCTTGCTTAATGCACCACTCAGCGTAAGTAGTTTTAGATTGCTTACTTAACTTACGTTTACTGCTACTGAATACAAATCTAATGTCTAGATGTGGATGTTGTTTCTTAACTAAGGTATGCTTACGCCTATCTTCTGCCGTAAACAATCCCTTGGTTTCAATGATGATGCCGTTAGGGAGTAGGAAGTCTGGGGTATATCTTCTATAACACAGGTCTTCCCACTCGATCTTAATCGACTCATACTCAGCATCGATAGAAGCTTCCTCTAAGTCTGCTTGCACTGTCACTTCGAGACCACTACGATATCCCTTGACATGAGCAGGCATAAAGTTCTTCTTACCGAATGCCATGTTAGATGTCTTCTTTCTTAACGATCTTTACATACGACACCATTGGTGGGTTAGCAGCTTTGGATACAAGTGATGCACGTTCCTCTAAGCCTTCCCAACATTTGTATCGGTATGAACACCAACCACATTCCTTACCTAAGATTAAGTTACCTGTCTCTTTCTTACGATAGGTTTCTTTCTCAGCTTCAAAGCAACGCTTGAACTTATTCTTCTTAAGCTCATCACCCTTAGCTGCAATCTTCTGTACTTCAGCATCGACATCAATGCCATCAGCAGGAACATACTTGAACTCACCGTTAGCCTTGTTGATTACCCACCACCCACCTGCCTTCACATCCATTGCCTTAGCATAGCCAGCAAGCTGACCCACATAGCCGAATGAATCATTGGCATTGAGAGTTTCAAAGTCAACAAACTTATTGGTATAAGACCAAGGGCTAGCAGACTTAACGTCATCTACTGCACCTTCTGTAATCAAGTCGGGGGTTCCGTGGATCGTGTGTTCACCAGCAGTGAGGGTAACCCTAGCACCATCGCTATACGCTACTCCTGCCTGTGTTAGAAGCCCTTTAAACACTGCTTCTGCTATGTCACCCATCATCATGTTGATAATAAAGTTTGTAGAGTGGGGTACTGCTGCTTCAGGTTCATTCTTATCGAACCATAACTGGCAGTATTCCCTGCCCACGTTAGACATGCGATAGCTAAATGCATTGTCACGCTTGTCTACAAACTGCCGAGTGAGGGCAGCACGAACATCCTCAACTACCTGCTCTACAACTTCAGGGCTAAGAGTACTGTCACCGTGTCTGACCTTACTTAGATACTGATGTATCTTTAATTCGGCAGGATGATTCATTAGGCTTCTACTTCTACGTCAACAAACTCAGCTGCAATGTCTGCCTCTTCTGCTGTTACTGCTTCAGGCTTAGACAACTTGTTGAACTCCTTAACGATGTACTCGTTGTAGTTATCGATCCAACCGTTGAAGTCAGCAAACAAGACTTGATCTTTATCTGTCAGGTCAATGGTGCTAGATAGATCCAGTACTGCTGTAGGTAAGAAGTAAGTAGCTCCTGTTGGTAAACTCTGTTCCTCTGAACCCAAGACCACACGATGCTGGGGAAGGATACGATTTTGTTTAGCCATCTGTGCAATAGGTGCACCAAGAGTTTTAAATGCATCACGGTTATCAATCTCCCAAATGAAAGGTATAGACTCAAGCTTATCTAAAGCTTCGCCCTTGGCATTCACTGGATCACCGATGGTAATCTCACCGAACAGTACACGCACACGCTTGATAGACTTAAGCAATGCTTTAGTTTCAGTAGGCAATGCAGCATAATCCTCAATCCAACCTGAAGGTTTGCCACAGTTAAAGCCACCATCGTTATCACGCAAGTCACCGTTCAAGTCCTTAGCCATGATGGTCTTAACGTACTTAGACTTGGCATCGCCTGTGCCTTGGATATATTTCTTGTACATGAAACGCTGGTTAAACAAACGAATAGATACGTCTGTACCATAGACAGGCTCTTGGTTAGTGCGGTCAAGTACATAGCTACCTGCAGCTACAACTTCAACCTTCTTCTTCTTACCACCAACAACCTCTTCACCCATGATACCTTTGTGATCTAGCTTCACACGAGCTAAGTTGTTTTGTTTCTTAGGAGTAGCGATATCTACACCCATACCCATAGCATCTGCCATTGCAGCAAAGTTACTATTACCACCAACAAGAGTCAATTCTGACATTGTGTATTCCTTTATATATGTTAATTAATATGTACGTCTTTTTGCTCTAACCAATTATCACCCATTTTACTCTCTAATGCAAGGGGAACATTGAAATCTATTGACCATTTATTGTTGATCAATCCTACTAGATCTCGCTGTACTCCGTCTATTACTCTGACCGCTTCCTCTAACTCGTCTGGGTGTACATCAATGACGATAGAATCGTGGACAGAATTTACTACTCTGCTCTTGTACGGCTTCAGTCTGTTGTAGATTTCTACTAGGGCTAAAGGTACGATGTCTGCTGTAGCGAATGCTTGAACTGGGTAGTTCTTGATAGCTGTGAAGTGTGTCACTGTGCCATCACGCTTACGCTGTACATCAGGGAATGCAAACTCCCTATTGCTAGGGATCTTTATGTACTTATAATTCAGGGCTTGCTTGGCTAGAACACTGTGCCATTTAGCAATGCCTGTGTACTTCTCAAGGAAGTGCTTGTAGTATGCAGCCTCAGATGGGGTACGACCATAGCCTGTGGCACCGTAGAGTGGGGCAAAGGTATGTGCTTTAGCATCCTGTCTACTAGTAGGCTGTCCTGCATCTGTAATAACCTTGGCTGTGTATGAGTGCACATCAAACCCTTCACTCACCTCCTGCATAGCACGTTGATCTTGGGATAAGAATGCAGCTACACGAAACTCTAACTGTGCAAAGTCTGCCTCCATAATCTTGCCACCCTCAAAGCGAGATACAAACACACGCTTAACTGGGAACGTACCACCACGAGGCATGTTCTGCATGTTCGGATTAGAACCACTGAACCTGCCAGTAGAAGTGATGTGCTGATTCAAACGTACATGCAGTAAGCCATCAGGCTTTAGGTAGGAAGCAATACCCTCAACGAAGTTACTTAGATAACTATCTAATGCTGACAGTCTACGTAACTTACCTAAGAACTCTACGGCATCAGTCATACCCTTGGTTACAGCCACCCGTTCAAGGGTCTCAAGGTTATCCTTGCCAGTACCAAAGCCATTGGCACTAGCCCACTTAGCATTAGGTGCAGTGAACTTTAATCCAGCTAACTCTTTGGTAGGCTTGAACTCAAACCCAACACCGTTACATGTAACACATTTGTTAGACTTCTTAAAGGGTGAGCCATCCTTCTTCTTCTTAAAGACAAAGCCCTTACCATCACAGGCATCACACTTAACTGCCTTGGTCTTGTACACATTCGTGAAGTGTCGCTTGACTGCATCCTTGAACTCTGTATCTTTCATGTACGGAGTAATAGCTGTCATCCAAGCTGTCTTGTTATGTGGCTTACGGCTATACACAATCCATGACAACTGCTCAGGGCTATTGAGATTGATTGGTGTATCACCCATCAGTGTACGTACATGAGACTGCAGTAGTTTGACAATGTCATCACGCTCTGTCTCGAACTGTAAACGTACTGCATCGAGTGCCTTCAAGTCTACCTTGATACCTGTGTGGTAGATCTTAGTCAGTACCATAGCTACTTCGTTAGACATATCAATCGTCTCACGTAAGCCTGCATCTTGAGGTGTCAACAGCTTAGCCTGAATAGATTTGTAGATACCTTCGGTAGATCCTAAGTCATGCTCAAGGTATTCGACTAGCTCAGCATGCGGGATGTCACGGGTACTGTATCCATTCTTGAAGTAAGTCTTCAAGGTGTCTTGCTTAAGGATCTCACACCCGTGTCGCATAGCAACTGAACCTAAGTCAGAGGGCAGCTTAACACCACGCTGTAATACGTAGTCACTAATCATCGTATCGAAGATAGGACCATCGTACTTAAAGCCAGACTCCCATAGCCACACTAAGTCGTGGTTAAGGTTATGTCCAATCATCAAGGTAGTCTTGTCTAATACATCCTGCAGTGCCTTGTGATTAGCCTCAGCATCTTCCTTAACTTCGGAGTGATCAAATGTATACACACCATACACACCATCTAACATCTTGTATCCAACCATCACCAAGGTATTGCCAGTTTCAAAGGGGTCTAAGTGTTTCTTACCCCCTCTGTTACTGACTGTGTTCTCTACGTCAAGTGTAATGATCATGATGAGTACACACCAGTCTGGAAATCAAACTCGCAATTCACAATCCTGTGTACACCACTAATCTTATTCTTCACAATGTTTAAGTAACGCATACCATCATCCTCTGTCTGATCATTCATGGGTGGGTTACGTGCAACTAGAATCATTAAGTCTGACTCACCTGCCAAGCCAGTCTTACTGCCTTCAATCATTGCCTGAGATAGTACGATCTTACCTTCTGCTTCTGCTGACAACTGTGTGCAATACACAACCAAGCAACCATACATCTTACCGATGTTACGTGCATACACTGCATTGGCTTTCAAGGTCTCGTGATTGTTAGATGATGCACCATCCTCAGCAAACTTACTACCAATGTCCATGACTACAATCTCAGGCTTGTGCTTCTTGATGACTGCTTCAGCCCACTTCATAGTCTTACCTGTTGCATCTACAAACTTCAGGTTATCTTTGATGGGATCGTAGAGACGGTGTGCTGTAGTCTTATCAGCAATGATCTGTGCCATAGTCATACCTGTTGCAGCTGTCATGTATCTAGATGCTACACGCTCAGGCTTCTCCTCATTACACAGCACAAGTATCCTTGCACCTTGATGTGCCCAGCCATGTGGTGCAGCACAGAGTGATGAGTGAAAGCTTGACTTACCTACGTTACTACGTGCACCAATTACAAATAACATTCCATTGTCTAAACCATTTACTGATTGGAATAGAGACTGGATATTGAACTGCCACTTGGTATTGTTTGCAGCCATGGCTGTTAGGTTATCAATACTGTTGTCAACATAGTTGATACGGATACTAGGTGTGAAGTCTTCTTGGTACTGATCAAGGATGTTACGTAGTGGTTCCATTGTAGTCTGGTCACCATTGACATACTGGAATCCAAGGTTAGCTACCTCTTCACCTACTACTTGACGGAACATATTACTTAACACTTCTGTTGCAACATCAGCACCCATCACATCCTCTTTACGAATGCGATCAAACTGCATTTCGTATGCATGTTTCTGTGCGGTAGTAAGGGTGGGATTTGCTACAAAGAATAATGCTTGTACTTCGTCTACTGTTAAATCTCTTTGATACTGATCCATCGCTGTGTCGATGGTTGATTTGATCTTGCGTACATCTTTAGTGAATAACTTCTCAGGACAGCGGTTACCTCTTGTTTCATCGTAGAAGTCCTTGTCCATCAAACTTCTAATCAATGTTAATTCCATACTAACTCCTCATTCTATTCTTCAACTGGGCTATATCATCTGGGACACGGTACTTTAAATCATCCAGTAAGTTCATGGCTACTGCTTCGATTCCAATAGCCTTTAGCTCACGGGTATATACGAGTGTCTTACTCATTGCATCTGGATCTAATGCTACCACAACCCTGCGGTACTTAGCAAGTAGTGATTTGTGTTCCTCTAAAAGTGCAGTACCTAACAGGGCAAAGCCTGTGCCACCTAATGTATCTACAACTGCTGCACTTATACAATCCTCTACGACTACAGCTACATCTGTATCACCTGCAACGTAGGCTGTACGTGCCACACCATAGCGTTTCCACTTAGGTACTACACCAGTGTGTACACCTCTGCCTACTGCATCTACTAACTTACCACCTTCCCGTACTGGGAATACAACTCTATCCTCTCGAATGTCATAGCGTAGGTCAAGCCAGTGTGGATCTAACTGCCATCGATAACACAAGTCTTTCAATCCCTTACGCTCATAGTCCACAATGATCCAGTCAGGTAAGTCAAACTCTACTGGTAGATCCTTGTGTATATACTGATCACGCATTAGCTTCTGTAGATCAGCTGCTGATATGGTTGTGTTCATACTGCCTGCTACATTACAACTGGAGGCATAGCAATTCCACATTAACTTGCCCATGTCATTGATAGCAGTAAAGGTATTACGTCTGTTGCATACTGGGCAGTTACCCCTATGAACCCTACCCATAGGTAGGTCAAGGGATTCTACGTAAGCTTTAGGATTCATTCTTCATTAGCCTTTCAAGTACTGCTAACTTCTCATCATCAGTCATTACATACCACGTACTGATCTCTTCTTTAGTTCTATTGCAATCATTACACTTCTGAATTGTAATGTCATAAGTACATTTACCTATACATGGTGACTTAACCATATCTGTTTTCCATTTCCATAAGTTATTCCAGTTAGGTAGGTGTAGGGGTGGACACTTCCATGCCATTGCATATCCTTATACTGTATCACTGGCGGTGTTAAAGCGAAGCGTAGCAGCATTCTTCGCACTTGTCAATGTATTTTTTATATATGGTCTTACAGAGCTTGGGCAGGCATGTCCGGTGATACTCATGATCTGAGGCAGAGATACTCCGGCATCTACCATCTCCATGGTTCCTGTCCTACGCATGTCCATAATCTGTAGTTCCTCTGGTAGTCCTGCTGTCTTGATGATCTCCCTAGCTATAGTAGATAGAGAGTACTTATTGTATGGCTTGGCTACTATCTTTCTTTCCAAACATCTCGGTGCTATGTAAGGTTGGAAGTCTACGTCTGCCTTCTGTTGCATCAGCATCTCATGCAGTGCATCAGTGGTAGGCAACTCCACCTTAGCCCTACGCTTAGACTGTTCTAGGTACAAGACTCTAGCCTGTGCATCATACATATCCCATGTCAGGTTAGACATGTCACCTAAACGCTGACACCATTCGTATGCCATCTGAACTATCAGCCCCACACTACGCCATCTAAAACGGCTGTAGGCGGTGTCTAAGAACAAGTTGATATGCTCCTTAGTCCATACCACCTTACGTGCCTTGTGTGCCCGTTTAGATACCTTGCTGAAGGGATTTACTTCTGTGTACCCTAGCTGTATTGCAAAGTTGTATAGCTTACTGGCTACAGCATGAGTGTGGTTAGCAAATGGAACACCCCTCTCAGCCCATCCGTTGTAGCAGGCTTGAGCACGAGGGGAATCCATGGATTTAAGATACATCTTAGATACTGCCTTGCCACGTACTGTTGTGGCTAGCAGTGCATTGATACAGTACTTGTAGTCTCGCTGACTAGAGACTGAAAGGGAACGATAGTCTAGTGATGCGTAGTACTCAGCTATTAACTCCTGCAGTTTGATTCGATTCATCGTAGTCTTTCTGTGTATAGTTATTCCAGAACTCCATGTAGGATACAAAGTCTTTCGGTATCATGAAGTATGCAAGGGTAGATGCTAAACCTTCTTGTCGTTGAAGTACATCTTCGATGGGATCAAACTTCTGTTTCTCTACATCAAACAGGGTGAAGACACAATCCTCGTATGCTTCTTTAAGGCATGCCACAGTGATCTCATCTATCTGATCAGCGTTTAATGTAATTTTATAGCTCATTGTTATACCCTCTACGGAAAGCAAAGAAGAAGTCAATCATAAGGAATGCAGCAAAGGCAGTCCACCACCATGGTCCTGCTTCTGTTACATACAACAGGTAAGCAAACATTAATTCAAACATATCAGATCCTATTGTTAAGTCGTACTAGTTCTTCAATGTCACGAGCGAAGTCAAAGATGTCCTGACCCTTACGGCATGACTCGATCTGCTCGTCTGTCAGTGGTACATAATTCACCACGGGTACATCCACTACTACGGATGGTTTCTCTTTGATTTTCTTTTGCTTACTAAACTGCGGTATCTTTAAATCATCAGCCATGTTATTACTCCTATTAAATATAATGTAACTGCAACACCTTCAACCAACACCAAAGGTGCATCACTTTGTTTCCATCCTGCCCATGTCCATAGCATACTACCAATCAGACTTAGCAGGATGTTTAGTGGGTACACATTGAAACTGGTTAAGCCTATGCCTAGTAAGCAGAGGATAGTACCAGTCCACTTAACTGCCTTCACTAAAGTATTCCTTCGGTGGTCTATCATCACCTTCCTTGTACGCTTTACTGTACAGCATGAGCATACGCAGGTTACACATTGCATGGGCTAGGTGATGTTCACCAGACTCCTCATCCATGTCCTCACCCCTCTGCCATGCAGCTATGTGCCTTAACGCACAGCCCAGTGGCACAGACCATGGCATGCCCTTCATCCAGTTGAATGCCTTGTACTTAGCAGTACCGTACATCCAGACTCGTGCTTCATCTTCTAACGTACTCAGTGGGATAAGGCTAAGGTCAGCCTTACCTGTGTTGTATCTAGCACCAGTACCCTTAGCATCGCTATTGATATCTCCAATACCATCACTTGACATCGATCACTCCTTGTAGTCTAACCCTCCACGGGTATTTATCTTCAATCCAAAAGCATCTGTATATTCCATTACGAACTGACAGCCATGCTGTTGTACCTGCTACATCATTGCACTCATTGTGAGACCACTCCATCCTACCTGCGGTATGCCCTACCAGAATTCCAAATGCAAACATAAAAACTAATAGGATCTTTACCTGCCAAATCATCTAAAGAAATCCTCCATCTTATACCCTCGCTTCTCAATCTCAATACGAAACTTTATTAGTGCCCTCTTCTCCGTCTCGTGAACACTATTCCTGTGGATACCAAAGTACTTACCCACTTCTTCAAGTGTCATGTCGTGACCTTCTACGTATTCCCTTTTGAGTACTGGCTTTTCTTTTACTTGTGGCATTTGGTTTCTTAACTTTCTTCTCTGACTCAGGCTGTTCAATGGGGTGTTGCTCTACATACTTAGTAAGTATATCAATGACAGCATGTTGAATCAAGTACTTTAATCCTTCATTGTCAAAGTGAATGACTGCATCAGCACTCCCATCTTTATTCTCTTTAACTTCTTCGACTCGTACCATCATTTCTTCTTGCCTTTCTTCTTGGGTACTTGCTCAGCCTGTGCCATGGTACGCTGTGCCACCACCTCATCAAGGGTACCGTACCCATCGATGTGTTCACGTTGTCTGTGTGCATCCCAGAGTACACCAACTCGTAGCTTGAGTACACTACGAATACCATCCAAGTAATTCCATACCTCATCTTCACTGAGTGTGTGAGGTGAGTCGATGTACATACAGATGAATGCATCCATGTCATGTAATGTCTGTGCCACCTGATCAATGGCATCCTCTACATCAAAGCGTGTCTTTGTAGATACATATTTTTTAGTTGCAAATTCCATAAGCTCCTCTAACTTTTCTTCTGTGCATTCGATTTCGATCTTCATAATTTAAATACCTTTGTCCATGCTGCAAGATGTATCACCTGACCTGCACTATCTTGACAGTAGCTATACATACCATCAATGTTTCCAAAGGAAAACACATCATCCATTTTAAATTGAGGATGGGATGGAGGCACTTGTACCTCTTGATGTATGTCTGCAATCTTGAACTTGTCACCCTTGTGCAACTCAAATAGGCTACACATATCTGCTATGTCGTGTTCGTTAATCATCTGTAAGTCCTTGATTTAATTGAATAAAAAGTTACTATACAATCCGTGAACTGTATAGTAACTCACTCACTACTTAGGCATAAGACAACAACTCAGGCTCGATCATCTGCTGGAAGTCAGCACCCTGAATGACAGACTCGATGTCTTGCTCGATACGAATACGCTTACGCTCTACCTCGGTACCATCACGCTGTGCTTCAACGTGAGTACTGATGTGAGTCAGTGTGTTGTACACTTGGTATGCAGTACCACGCATTGTGTCGTAGCTATCGTAGATACCTATGATACGCTCAAGCCATTTGTTGTTTACCTTCTGACCTGTCTTGGTCATGTAGGTAGCTACATTCCTACGGAAGAAGTCCAATGCAAAGTCACGATTAACTTTGATGCCTTGCATCTTATGCATCACCAATGCATCACGCTCTAAGCGATCAGGGAACTGTGATGCTACCTTGCCGATCACTTCAGGATCGTAGAATGTAGTGTGCTTCTGTGAGATACCTACCTTCTCACGAGGGGCAATCATTCCATTCAAGCAAGCAAGGCGATAGATCATTGCACTGATCTGCATCTTGACTGACTGGTCATGTGAGTCACGAACATGCATCACCATCTTCGCAGGCTCACCTAACTTCTTCTCGAAGTTGTACTGCTTGAGAATAATCTTGGCTGAGAATGCAGCACCATTGTTCATTGCACTGAACTCTACATCCACATCGCTTGTGTCTAGCTTAGCAATCGCTAAACCCTCACGCATGTTATCCCATACAACACGGAAGTTCTTCGGGTTATGCACAGACTTGCCATCACCGATGACTGTGTCAGTGAGCGGATTGATTGTCCAGAACTTGTTAGGTACTGCAACACCATTGCGAGTCTGTTGCTCACGCACTGGGTTGAAGTCCAAGAACTCAGGTAAAGATGGGATGCCGTTAGATGATTTGATTAACATATTATTTCCTTATAGATATGTGTGATTGAAATTGAACTGTGAAACTAAATTGCACTGCTAGTATCGTACCTACCATAACTGTTTGTCAATGGGGGATTACCCTTAGTGTAGATAGTCTGCTTCCACTTCATCGAATACACAGGTAAATGTGTACCTACAACTGTTACATCTTGTGTGTCTGCTACATGTTGCAAGAATGTGTAGGGTGTACTACCCTGTGATTCAAATGCTACCCACAAACTATCGCCATCATACTGGGCTACAGGACATTCCCTTACTGACCATCGACTGATGGTATGGGTAGGGCAATCAGCCTGTGCCTTGTATCCTAGGCTAGTGAAGGGTGTCATACCTTTGAACGCACTGTATATACCAGCATACTGCTGTGGTGTACCTACAAACTTTACATTCGTATGGACCCAGTCATGTGTCTTCACATCTACTGGGGCACCGAACTTGTTACGCTCCCTTGCTTGTGGGTGGTTGGGTACTACGACTTCAAGGGCATCAATCATTAGATCCTTTCTGCTTGCGAGGCTTACGAAATTTATCAAGTACTACACGGCTGATGATACGGATAGACTCACCTTCAAACCATGCATCACACCCTGCAGTGGAAGCCCTAGCTTCCTTGAGTGTAGGGAATACATGGTCATTGTGCTTCTCTTTAATTACCCACAATACTTGCTTGCTCATTACTCACCTCCTATTAAAGAGCTAACTGGAACTGCTACCTCTGATAACACCTCACCTTCGGTGTCAATACAAATGATGTACACATTACCATCTGCATCCTGCCTTACCGAGATGTACCCACCTGTCTCGACACCTAACCCCTCACCTATGATGCGATCAAAGTTGATGTAGTGTATGTCATCGTTATCTTCGTGTGATATGCATAGATCTGTTCTCATACTATCTCCCTCCCATAAATGCTATCTCATAGCGTTGTCCATGTGCATCTTCAGCTAGCTCACCAATGTATGAGTCACACTGGGATTCCTTCACATAAAAATCCCACGCTTCTTCAGGGTCAGTGAACTCTTTCACATGCTCTACCTTACGGACTAGTGCTAGTGGGTAGGTATCGTTGTTGATTAGGAACTCACCAAACTCTACAATGCCGTAGTAATATTTCATATTAACTCCTTAACTTTTAATCTTGCATTCAATACAAACGAAGCCCAAGGTTCTATCTTCAAACTGATCCAGTCATCTGTGCTCAGCCCGTCTTCATCACATACATATGCTGACATCTTCCATGTGTTAGGTTCCGTTGCATCACCGAACTCGTAGTCATCAAAGATGTTAAGACCCCACTCCTCACCATCAAGCATGAAGTATTCCCACCAGTCACCTGACCCATCAAACTTGGTGGCTAGGATGTAACTCCCCTTAGCCTGTAATTGTTTCTTGACTTGCTCTCGTACATCGGATATGAGATACATCATTCGCCCCCTGTCATTGCAGTTACACCTTCGATTGTTGGGTACTGACTAGCACCTAAGTGTGTGTCATAGAATGTACCCCGCCCTGTTGTGTTCAGATACACTGTCTCGTCTATGACGAATCGATCAGTGATCTTGCCCTTGCCTGCTTGTGCATCGCTTGATGTAGCACCAGACCTGAAGTGTAGCTTGGCATTCGCCTTGTCACTATCGAAACCCCAGTATGGTTTGTATGCAAACTTAGCTACGTTGGCTAGCACTCCATCGCTACACCGAACCTTGATACCTGTCACTCTGTATACATAGACACCCATTATGCAGCCCTCCGTTCATTCAATTCAAATCTAGCTAAGTCCTGACCAGAGATGTCCCTGATCCACCCACTGCCATACCAATCGCCTTGCATCTTCTCAAGCTCGATCCAATTCTCACCCCAAAATACTTCGATGTGTTCCCATCCTTCTCGTACTAATGCACGGACATGCTTCAGTACCTGTGCCTTGCTTGGCTTACGACCATTGAAATGTATCTCTCTAGACATAGCAGTTCTCCTTACGCAGTTTTAAAAAAACAGTAGTCATATAGTTCAGCAAAATCTTTTTCGTGATACCACTTGTTTGCATCGTTGTGCAGTTCGGTAATAGCCCGACTCTTTAATTTTCCCAAGTGAGACTCACCGATCCTTCGGTTCTTCTTGATCCACTCTACAAACTGGTGAAAGTAATCCAGTAATTCACCTTCCAAAATAATAATTTCCATATCACTTATTCCTCTCACTCAATCTGTCCATACATTCACTGAGGATGTACTTGGACTTGTTAATGAATTGTCTTGCCTGTTCGACACTACCCATTGCCATCACTTCCTGTGCATCACTGAGTATGCTCATCGCTAGCATCAGGTCACCTGCATCCTTGCCTAGTAGCTTGGCATACAGGTTATCTTCGATCATGCTAAGCACTTGGGATTCGCTACACCCAAACATCTGAGTGTCTGTGCTACCTCTGGTAGTTCTTGTGATGTCCATAGTAATTCTCCTATCGTGTAACCTACAGTTAAACCGCCAATCATTATTGTCAGACCCAGTACAACCATCATTGCAATCAACCAAATTTCTTTTTTCATAGCATGAACACCATCACATACAGTGCCATAAGCAAGGCACTCATTGCCATTCCTGTAAGCACTAAGCTACAGGCAATCTCTAGCCTACTCATCATCTTCCTCCTCATCTGCAGGATCTGTGTCAATCGTTATGCTACCGAAGCGTAGCTTGCCATCACCATTACTGCTACACTTAACTGGTGTAGTGAATGTGACTACAGTACACAGGTCACTACGCAATTCCTCTGTGCCTACTACCTCGACAGGCACCAGACCTATCAAGCCTGCATCTACTGGGTACATACATCCATCTGTACCTTCATAGCAACCGTCACCCCAACGGGTATTGAATGCAAGTACTGGGAACTGTTGCATCCCATCCTTAATATAGCCAATAGGATTCTCGAAGAAGTTACATGACTGCAGTAGCTCATCCCAATCACTATCGGGTACTGCATAGCATGGGTCACCTAGTATGTACTTACCTGCTGGTACTTCCACTTCTACATTTCGTATCTTCATTTGCATATCTCCAAGTTAGTGCCGAACATTCGACAGTAGAACCATAAAGCCTTGCTAGTATCGTAGCTACAATAAACTCCTGTCAATTAGGGGAAACCCTTATCCATAAAGGATAGCCCCTACATTCTTATCCTCTCCCATGTATACCCAACTAGCATTGTGTACTGGCATGAAGTCATTGTTCTTGCGGACAAATGAGTCATACTTGTATGGATTGTAGGTAACTGCAGTCATCTGTGGCATGTAGCTAAGGGGTACATTGATCCTGCCTAGTTGCCCTACTACACCAGCATGTACATTCTTTCTACGCTCCCTGAGTACACGCTCTCTGCCTGCCTTGGACACCTTGAATGTACAGTCTGACAAGGTCACATTCTGTGCATGGTAGATGACCCTGCCCTTGTGCTCACCTTCGAGTGCCTTGACTGACCAACAGTTCTTGTGCAAGTTGCGGTATACAAATACTTTCATACATCCTCCTAGTCAAGCTCGTTGATCTCGTGTGTTTCTTCCTCGCCATACACTACTTCTTCATCTTCGTAGTCATTCTTATTGAATCTTGCATATGCCTTCTTCTCTGCTTCGTCTTCTGACTTAGCCATCACCTCAACTGTATAGATTGTGGTTTCATTTCTTGCTATGAGTACCTCATACTTTTTCATACATCCTCCGTTACCTAATCAAGATTAGAAAATGAATCTTCATCACCTGCTTTTGCTTCGCACTTTGCTACATCAATACTTACTACATCCTCCTCTGCCCTTACAAGATCGTAGATAATATCGAGCAACTCCCCGTCTGACATACTGTCAGGGTCAGGGGTAGTCTCAGGTTCAATGTACTCTCGGATTGCCTTACATAATTCTTGCTTAGTCATACTCCCTCCCTCAGTGCTTGTTTGACATAGTCAACTGCTAGGCTAGTGTGTCCACCAATGTGCCAGTCTGTAATGGATTCCGTAGGAATACCATGCTCTGACCCACAATAGTTGATGCCATCCTTCCAGTTATAAATGGTGGCTACTGTGCCATCATCAAACTTCACAAGCCACTCTGCATCTGACTTGTAGTCATCGAACCCATCCTTCAAGGGCATACCGAATGTAGCTACCAATTGTGTGTAGCTTGCAGTGATACCCCCTCTCAGGGATGTCATGTTGGAATTGATCAGGTCATCCTGATTGTGTGTAATGTATTGCACAATTTTCTCCTTGCGTTTTGGTATGTAAACTGACTGCTCCCTGTGCCCATTAAATGTAGACACAGAGTAGACTGGTGCTACTGGTGTGATTCTCATAGCTCCACCCTTATCCTTACGGATTCAAACATCTTCCGACCTTCATACATGAACAGGTTCATTGCAGCACGATCTCTGTTAGAGATGTCCTCATCCTCTAGCATCTCCTTGAGTGTGAGTAGGATGTCTGATGTACCTATGCCATTGCCATATTCCTTGATGATCTCGATTGCCTTAGTGATATCCATATACCCTCCGTTAAAACTGATTGTCGAATGATGAGAACTCCCCATTTACAATGGCAAGTACCTCGTAGATAGAACCCTTCGCATCCTCTACATACGGGTCATCGTCTACCTCTTTCAGATCCCGCAATGCTATGCCTAACAACTCCACAACTCTGTTGGTCATCTCCTGATTCATACAACCTCCGTAATTAAACTGCGATAGTCAATCTCTGGTTCACCATAGGTGATAGATCCATCATGCTCAAGCTGAGACTTCTCGAACCATGACATATAGTCATCTGATTCTACGAACCATTCCAGTACATACTCTCTGCAATAGTCATCACTTCGTGAGATGTCCTTGCTTACCATACCTACAATGCTAGGGTATGTGTCAATATCACTAGGGATATTCCGAACCTTGTACTCTGAGCCACCCTTATACTTCCAGTATTGTGGACACACACCCTCCCCATCCCAGTCATGTGCTCCGTAATTCTCCATGTATTGAGTACGAATAACGATAATCATATTAATCTCCGATTAAATGTGAACAACGAAACCTGATACATCCTTACGAGCAGGACCTTTAGCACGAAGACCCACAATCACACCTTTCGGGTCATCGATACGAGCATCATGCAAGTCACCATCAATTACCCTTCGGGACATAAAGGTGACAGGCAATTCCTTGCCATGGAAAACTACTGCCATGTTTGCACTAGAAGACTGTGCCAATTTGACCTGATTCTTGTAGGTATCTACACCAGAGTATGAGAATGTGAGTGAGTAATTCTCAGGTGTCTTACCTAATCGTGATGCATGCTTGGTGTAATCGTAGAACTCGATTTCAGGGAAAGCCTGTGGAATGCCCTTAAATGGCTTGCCATTACGAGTACAGGCTTGAAGCTCCCAAGATATATCCGAGAAGCAATTGAGTCTGACACGAGCCGTCTTGCCCTGTTTGCTAGCCTTCTTTACAAGGGCTTCCAACTCAGTCACTAATTGTGCTTTGAATTCAGTAGGATTGGACATCCAAAAATCAGTCTTGCGTTGACGAGACAGTTGAACATTGCTGAAGACACCACGACCTGCATTCTTCAGGCATGGGGTCATACACTGTGCAGCCTTACTACCTGCACAGATTGTGTTGTTAGGCATCAGGGACATTTCTGCATACAGATGATTGCCACCGACAACGGCATTCGTTTTCTCGATCTTAGCGTTAGCTACTGTGGATAACAGGGTGATTTGTGATGTCATATAAACTCCGTTTAGTTAGTGACGAACATTCGACAGTACCGCTCTAAAACATTTCCAGTATCAAGGCAGAGGGATTGGCTTGTAAATAGGGACTTTCCCTACGGTATCGTAGATACCTAATCCCAAGATTTCTTGTCTCCGCATTGCTCATTGTGTGCATATCCTGCGAGGTATTGCTTGACTTGATCGTGGGTTAGACCGATGACACGCTGTCCATTGCCTGTCCCTTCGGGATAGTAGTGTGGATCACGAGGTCTACCATAGTAGCTATCGGCACTACCCCTGTCCCAAGGGCTACCATGACTACGATCAACTTCGTTGAAGTCTTCATCGAGAATGCCCCCATTTTGCAAAGCAACTTCGATATTGAATACGAAGTCATTGATTACCTTGGGCATATCCATGCCTGCTGAATCGAATGCAGAGCGAAGCTCACCAACTAGGTTCAATGCATCTGTTTCGTAACCTTTAAAGGTTAAGTACTTTTCTTGTGCTGTAATCATATTAATCTCCGATTAATTCAAGGGTGTCTACTTCGATTGTTTCATTGGCTTCAGCCTGTGCTTTCAGCACTTCAGCAAATGCTTCTGCATCTGAGCCTTTAGTGAATACCTTCACTACTTCGCTACTCCAATTGTTACGCTCCACTTCTACATGCGAGGTAACTACATAGACTTGCTTCATATTAATCTCCGATTAAAGTGAGGTTGAAGTGATAGGGTTGATCTTTGCTTTGATAAAAGCATTGAAGGTGGATTCGGTGAAAGGGATAAAGCCTTTGGCTTTAGCATAAGCTACATAGTCTTGATAAGTTGGCATAGATAATCTCCGATTATTTCTTGTAGAAAAATACTGTTCCTGCATCGTAAAACTCAGCCCACAATCCCATGTTCTCAAGAACATGAGCCAGTTTAGGGTGAACACCGAAGGTGCTATCGTAGCCGTAGTAATCGAATGCTTCCCATTGCCCTTCATCTCCGATGTAGCTACCTTCACCTGTCCAGATAGTACCTACATGATCGGGACTGAATTCGCCTCCATCTTTGAACCAAATCTTGGGGAATTTTTTAGCTAAACGCTCCATCTTTTTTTCCATTGCCTAATCTCCGATTAAGTTAAGCCATGAACCCTGTGCCAGTTCCATACATACACTACATAACATCATGGCGTGACACATACATACTGCATATACATCACATGGCACAGGACATAGCAAGTACATAGTAGGCATCATGACCTACTGCATTTGCACAACACAAAACGGGTACTACTAACGCCAAAAGCCCCGTTAGGGGCTAATGGGTACTACACAACTTGTAACCGAAGGTTAGTAGGTAGCTGATTCAGCTAGGATTAGCGTAGCTATTTCAGCAAGTGAGATATGCTTTAGCTTCGCTAGAGTGATTACGGCACTAGCAATGCCTTCGGCAGTATCTTCAGCGAGTTTTAGTGACGAACATTCGACAGTAGAACTAGCTTCGCTAGAATCTGACTCATCACTCACATCGTTACGCTCAGCTTTTACTTCGTAATTCTCAGCCGATTTGCCTTCTTTACGAAGTAACTGGCGAAGATAACTAGCAGAACAAGAGTTAATATCTAACTCTTTCATTTTTGCCTTGATGTCAACCCAGTTCTCGGATAGCCACATTGCATCGCTACGATCCTGTCTAGACATATTCTTTAAGGCAGTAGCCTTAACTGCTTGACCGAATTCCTTGTCTGACTTGCCGATTACAGAGCGAAGCTCTTGTAAAACCTTACCGATTTCACACAGCTTTTCAAGCTGACTACGCTTTTGTTTGACGATACTAGTGTAAACACTAGCTGAATGCTCAATGGCTTGACCAAGGGTAAAACCCTTAACCTCACCGAATTGACGAGACATAACCTCGCTGAATTCGTTACGATACTTCGTATCCTTCGCTAATTCCGCATCGGAATGCTTTTCAGCTTTCTTGGTCGGTACAGTCTTCGACTGTTTCGTAGGTTTCAGTTTGCTATCAACCTTAACGGTTGATGTCTTGACTTCCGTAGTAGGAGTCTCAGGGATTAAGCCTTTGGCTTTAAAGATTTCCAAGTTCTTAACTTCGTTAGCCAGTAAAGCGGAGCGGATTGATTTTGCCATGATATTTATCCTTTCAGGATAGTTGTGAGTAAAGTTGTAAGTAAACTAAAGTTTAGATGCCGAATCGTTTGCTATCAAATTTATTTGATTGGTAAGCAACGAAGATTAGCCAAAGTGTATCGAAAGATACACCGAGACGATGTAATGTATACCAAAATCCGAAGGATTGGAGGAGGTCTTTAGTGCCGAGAAGGGATTTTGCCATGATGATTTTTCCTTATTTAGTTTATCTTATTTACTTAAAAGAGAATATATTTATATCCCCTTTCACTTTCAGTTAAAGGGTAAATATATTCTCGTAAATAAGATAAACTATTTCTGGGGCTACTTTTATATCTAGTCTTTAGACTAGGGGATCGGTTCGGTGAGGCAATTTCGAGACGGAAATCCCTTACTATAGTAAGAAAATCATGCCAGTTGTCAACTTTTTATTTTTAATATATTTTTTAGATCGTAGATCTAAGGTCCCCCATTAAAAAATATGCTCACCCTTGAATGAGGGATTTGTGCCGAACATTCGACAGTAGAACACCGAAGGTGAAGTCACCCAAAGTGAAAACACCGAAGGTGAATAGCTTAGTGGGATACCGATTGTGAGAAGTGAAAGTGGAACACCGAAGGTGAAAAGCATGGCGAGTGAAACACCGAAGGTGAAGGGGTTAGAGTGATTAAGCCATACACCGCCAAGGGGTATCGGTTACACCGACCCTGAAATACCCCATTTTAACCACACTTTTTACTTCGTAACTGATACCCTATCAGTTGCTATATGACTGTAAGTCATTGATTTGTAAGGGCATCACTCGTCATCACACTTGCATCATTCGCTCTATGTGCCAGTTATGTGATGCGTATGTGTGTTTGCCTACAGGTGATGGGTGGGCGTGGGTCACGGGGGGTCCTAGCGTTAGTTGTATATGGACTCTTACACAGATCAGGTATTTAAAAGGGTTAGTGTACACTCACATGTATCACTTGTCCCCCTCACTCATATGTTCCACATAAACCACACACCCTTGAACCTCACATTAAGTACCCCACGTAAACTGCCAACACATCTTCTGTACACATGAAATGCTTAGGGCTATGGTACAATCACTCTAGAAGACACTAGGAAGCTCTCAGAGAAGAGATCTCACATGCTGTGATACCTAGGGTGCTTCTTTAAGTGAAACAGCATAGCGTGTGGTTTTAGTCTGTCTGTCTCTATATAACTAGAAGTAGTATATAGATGTACAAAGCTAGATGTTTTAGTGATAAGTAAAAATAAAGCTTGACAAGATCTGCAAAGTACGGTTAAACTACGTCTAACAGACACTCACTTAAAGTGATACAGTTAAGTGTTAGTAGTTAAATACTAAATACATATAACTATAAAAACATATAAGTATAAAGATAGTTAAACTAAAGAACATATAAGTGTTACATTTAAGTGAGTAGAGAAGTAGACTTTGTCAAGAACTATTCGTTTACCTTTGAATGCATTTAAGTGAGTCACTTACAGTGATACCTATCTGTACACACTAAGAGTCCGAGTTCTGAAGAACGAGGGCGGTCAAATAAAAACAACAATAAGCATTGACAATGTTAGAAAAACCAGTAAAACTATCCGTACCTAAAAGAACAAGGAAGAAAGTCCAGCTACGTGATGCATTCGTACTGGAAGATTTCTATTTGGCTGTTAGGAATAACAGACTAGACTCTATACATGTACCCCACAGTGATGTATTCTTTGTCAAAGCTGCAATGGAGAATAGACTAGGGATGAAGTTCACCCTTAAAGACATTGAAGCTGCTATGAGAGCCGAAGGCTGGAATGAATCCAGAGTTCTTAAACCTAAGAGATACTTGTACAAATGATTAAAAAAGGTAAGGAAGAGTTTGCTGGTTATAACAAACCAAAGAAGACTCCTCAACATCCTACTAAGTCACATGCTGTGCTAGCCAAGGAAGGCAGTACAGAAAAGCTTATCCGATTTGGACAACAAGGTGTATCAGGTGCTGGATCTAATCCTTCGACACCTGCAGAGAAAGCTAGACAAAAGTCATTCAAGGCAAGACACGCTAAGAATATTTCAAAGGGTAAGCTATCAGCTGCATACTGGGCTGACAAGGTTAAGTGGTAATATCAATTTTAAACTAAAGGAATTAAATCATGGGTATCTCCTCACGTATTTCAAAGATGTTCTCTAAAGCAGAAGTAGAGAAGATGGACACAGCAGCTAAAAAAGCTGCAGGTAGTCCCGGTTATGATGATGACACATTAGCTGCTCAGAAAGAGTTTGCTAAAGAAAAAGAAGTAGCTAAGTCTAAGAAGCTATCTGCTGCTGAAGAGAAAGCTGCTGATGCTGAGGCTTATGCTTCTGCAATGGGTACAAAGAAGCCAACTAAAAAAGGTGCTTTGACTGAGAAAGAAAAGAAGGATCTGCAGAAGTCTTTAGAGTTTAACAAAGGTGGTGCAGTTAAAAAGAAGGCAGCTTACGCTAAAGGCGGTATGGTTATGGCTAACTGTGGTGCTTCAGTTAAACCTGCACAAAAGGCTAAGAAATAATATGCCATCTAAATCAGACAACATCTTTACCCGTATCAAAGAAAATGTAATGGGCACAAAAGAAGAGAATGCCCAAGCAGAGAAGGATATTGCTAAGTACAAAGAATCTAAGGCTAAAGAGAAGGCTGCTGAAGAAGCTAAGAAAACTAAGCTGGCTAAAGGTGGTGCAGTTAAAAAAGCTACAGTTAAGAAAGCCCCAGCTAAGTCTGTCAAGAAGCCTGCCATTGCTGTGATGATTGCAGTAGGCAAGCCGAAGATGAACAAAGGTGGTATGCCTAAGAAGAAGTGCTAATTCGTGGCTGAAGACTTACAGATAAACCTACTCAAGAGTGAGCTGATCTCCTTAAGGAATGCTCGCTCTGGTAGGTCTGTTCCTGATCCTAGAATCGATAAGCGTATAGCTGAGATTGAAAGTCAGATTAGTCGTAAGAGTAGCGGTACTGTAGCTACACCGGGTTTGGCTAAAGGAGGTAGTGTGATTAAGAAATCAGGTTCTAAAGCTGCTAAGGCAGGTGTAACTAAATTCTCCCCAGTAAAAACTAAGAAGCTAGCTGAAGGTGGTTTGACTAAAAAGCAAACTGCTAAGGTGGGTAAAGTTATGGGTGAGTTCAAAGACAAGTCATTACACTCTGGTAAGGGTGGTCCTGTAGTAAAGAATCCTAAGCAGGCTATTGCCATTGCTCTATCTGAAGCACGTAAAGTGAAGAAGAAGTAATGGCAGAATCACAGTCAAAAACGTATAACGTATCATGTACTGTTCAGAATCAAGTATACACACTGTACAGATGCCCTCCTAATTGTCGTTCCTACATGCACGTACTTTATATTGCTAATGCTAGTACTACTACCCCGGCAATTACGATAGAGTGGGAAAGAGCCGATGGATCTCATATGCATATCCTCGGAGATAAAAACATGACTGCTGGTGAATTTCTACAGTGGTCATCAGCATATATTGTATTTGAGCCGGGGGATTACATGACTGCTACTGCCTCTGCCCATGCAAGTCCACACATTGATGTACTTTGTACTGTTGAAGAATTCTTCCTGCCTAACCGAGCAAGATAATGCCACGGACTAATGAGAAGCTTTGGGAAAAAGCTAAGTCTGAAGCTAAAGCCAAGATGGGTGGTAAGCACTCAGCTAGGGCTATGCAGTTAGCTGGAAAGATCTACAAAGATAAAGGCGGTGATTACACTGGAGAAAAGACTAAAGCCCAGAAGAGCCTATCCAAGTGGACTAAAGAAGACTGGGGTACTAAGTCAGGTAAGAAGTCTTCTGAGACAGGTGAGAGATACTTACCTAAGAAAGCAATCAAAGCGTTATCACCTGCAGAGTATGCAGCTACAACCAAGGCTAAGCGTGAGGGTACTAAAGCGGGTAAGCAGTTTGTAGCCCAACCAAAAGAGATAGCCAAGAAGGTTAAACCATTTAGGAAAGCATAATGGCAAAAGAATTAAATGAAAAGCAAGCTAAGTTTCTAGAAGTCCTGTTTGAAGAAGCAGGTGGAGATCCTATTCGTGCTAAGGAACTAGCTGGCTATTCCCGTGACTACTCTACAACTGAGTTAGTCAAAGGTATCAAAGAAGAGATCATGGAACGTACCCAGTTGTACATGGCACGTAATGCACCTCGTGCTGCTATGTCTATTGTATCTGGTATGGTTGACCCTACAGAATTAGGATTACGTGATAAAATCAATGCAGCTAAGGATCTGTTAGATCGTGTTGGTTTGGTCAAGACTGAGAAGTTACAAGTTGAAGCTACTAACGGTTTAATGATTCTTCCTCCTAAAGAACGAGATACAGAAGAAGAGTAATCATGGTTCGTACTACGGCTGGCAAGTGGATTCTACCCCAACCGATAGCTGCAAAGAATACAGGGGAATATGTTTCAATTCCTAAACTCAGTACAGTGTGGATTCCTTTTGGGTACAAGGTAAGTGAAACAGATCCAGATGTATTAGATCCTATTGCAGTAGAGCTAGAAGCATTAGAGCAAGCTAAGAAATATTTAAAGCAGTACCCGTCTAGGTACGTAGCAGCATGGCTCACTAAGGTTACTGGGAGATCGATATCTCATGCAGGATTACTAAAAAGAATAAAACATGAGCAGCGAAACAAGGCAAAGGCTGCTAGCCTCAGACGATGGGCAGCTAGATACAAACGAGCAATTGAAGAAGCGGAGAAGTACGAAAAAAGGACGGGCAACAAGTACGTCAAAAACGCAAGAGACATCATCGACCAAGTCGATAGAGATCACGGAATCGATGTCTGACGTACCAGAGAAGATGCATGTACCTGACATTGAAGGTCAGAACATTATCTTCAAACCCAATCCGGGTCCTCAGACGTTCTTCTTAGCCGCACCTGAACGTGAAGTTCTCTATGGAGGAGCAGCGGGTGGAGGTAAATCTTATGCAATGCTTGCTGACCCTCTCAGATATATGGGTCATCCTTCCTTTAGCGGTCTGTTGTTACGTCATACTACTGAAGAACTTAGGGAACTGATCTGGAAATCACAGGAAATGTACCCGAAGATCTATCCGGGTATCAAGTGGTCAGAGAGAAAGATGCAGTGGGTAGCTCCAAGTGGGGCTAGATTGTGGTTCTCGTACCTTGATAGAGACGAAGACGTACTCAGATACCAAGGTTTAGCGTTTAGTTGGGTAGGATTTGACGAGTTAACGCAGTGGTCTACCCCATTTGCGTGGAATTACATGCGTTCTCGTCTACGTAGTACTGCTCCAGACCTACCAATCTTCATGAGAGCTACTACCAATCCGGGTGGACCGGGTCATGCGTGGGTTAAAAAGATGTTTATTGACCCTTCTCCTCCGGGAAAGTCCTACTGGGCTACGGATGTAGAGACAGGACAGAGATTAGAGTACCCTAAAGGGCATAGTAAAGCAGGGCAACCCCTGTTTAAGCGTAGGTTTATTCCAGCAATGCTGATAGATAACCCGTATTTGGCTGAACAAGGGGACTATGAGACGATGTTGCTCTCCTTACCAGAGCACCAACGTAAGCAATTGCTTGAAGGCAACTGGGATGTAGCAGAAGGTGCAGCATTCTCGGAGTTTAACCGACAGATTCACGTAGTAGAACCGTTTGATATACCAAGAAGCTGGGCTAAATTCAGATCTTGTGACTATGGCTACGGATCTTACTCAGCTGTAACGTGGTTTGCTATATCTCCTAGTGAACAGTTGATTGTTTACAGAGAATTGTACGTAAGTAAGGTACTTGCCACAGATTTAGCTGACATGGTGTTAGAATTAGAAGCTAATGATGGACCTATTCGCTACGGAGTACTGGATAGTTCCTGTTGGCACAAGCGTGGAGACACAGGTCCCTCACTTGCAGAGCAGATGATCATGCGTGGCTGTAGATGGAGACCTGCAGATAGAAGTGCAGGTAGCCGTGTAGCAGGTAAAAATGAAATACATAGAAGATTACAGGTCGATCCCTTTACAGAAGAGCCAAGACTTGTTATAACTAGCAACTGCACGAACTTAATTGCACAGCTTCCTATCTTGCCTTTGGATAAGCATAACCCCGAAGACATTGATACGAAGTCAGAGGATCACCTCTATGATGCAATGCGATATGGAGTGATGAGTAGACCACGTAGTAGTTTATTCGACTATAATCCGTTACATCAGAAAACAGGCATGTCTGTTGCTGATCCAACATTTGGATATTGAAGGTAAAGAATGATAGATAATAAGTTTCTTGACGATGACTCGATCAATTTGCAAGACGTAGATAACATCAGTGCAGAGGATCAAGTAGCTAGCCCAGTGATTCAACTCCTCATGGAGCGATACACTAAAGCTGAGACAGCCCGTAGGATTGATGAAGAGCGTTGGTTACGTGCCTATCGTAACTACCGTGGTATCTACGGAACAGATGTCCAGTTCACAGAAACTGAGAAGAGTCGTGTATTCATCAAGGTAACTAAGACCAAGACACTAGCTGCCTACGGTCAAATCATCGATGTCCTATTTGCCAACAATAGCTTTCCGATTAGTGTAGATCCTACAGTACTCCCAGAAGGCGTAGCGGAGGATGTAAGCTTTGACCCAACTGAAAGCAAGATTCGTGAAGTGGTACCTGATTTTTCTCCTTACGGATATAAAGGGGATGGTAAAGAACTTCCCCCCGGTGCTACTTATAAGACGCTTCAAGAAAGACTTGGGTCTTTAACAGACGAACTGTCTGGCATCACCAACCTCAATGAAGGTCCCGGTTTAACATCTACCTCTGCCACCTTTAGCCCAGCAATGATTGCTGCTAAGAAGATGGAGAAGAAGATTAAAGACCAGCTCGATGAGAGCAATGCAAGTAAGCAGTTAAGGTCTACAGCATTTGAGATGGCACTCTTTGGTACAGGTATCATGAAGGGTCCATTTGCTACGGATAAAGAATATCCTAACTGGTCTGCTGAAGGTGAGTATTCTCCCACTATCAAGACTGTCCCATCTACCTCCCATGTAAGTGTTTGGAATTACTATCCTGATCCTGATGCAGTAAATATGGATGAGGCTCAGTACATCATTGAACGTCACAAGATGAGCCGTAGTCAAGTACGTGCTTTAAAGAAACGACCTTTCTTCCGTGCTAAAGTTATTGACGATGTGATTGCTCAGGGTGAGTCTTACACCAAGAAGTATTGGGAAGATGACTTGAATGATTACAGAGCAGATCATGGTGTAGATCGCTTTGAAGTATTAGAGTTCTGGGGTTCAATTGAAGTTGCTCTCCTACAAGAGAATGGCGTTAAGATCCCTAAAGAATTAGAAAATGCAGATGAGTTACAAGCTAACATCTGGTACTGTAATGGTCGTATTCTCCGCATGGTATTAAATCCTTTCAAGCCAGCTAGGATTCCGTATTACGCTGTCCCCTACGAATTAAACCCATACTCGCTATTTGGCATCGGTATCGCAGAAAACATGGACGATACACAAACTTTAATGAACGGGTTTATGCGTATGGCGGTGGATAATGCTGTCCTATCTGGCAACCTTGTATTTGAAGTAGATGAAACTAACTTGACTCCGGGTCAAGATCTGTCAGTCTATCCGGGTAAAGTATTCCGTAGACAGGGTGGTGCACCCGGTCAGGCTATCTTCGGTACTAAGTTCCCTAACGTATCTAATGAGAACCTCCAGCTATTTGACAAAGCTCGTGTACTAGCGGATGAATCTACAGGTTTACCTTCTTTCTCACATGGTCAGACAGGTGTATCAGGGGTAGGTCGTACAGCTAGCGGTATCAGCATGCTAATGAATGCTGCTTCTGGTGGTGTTAAGACTGTTATCAAGAACCTAGATGACTACTTGTTACGCCCATTAGGTGAAGCATTCTTTAGTTTCAATATGCAGTTTGACTTTGATCCTGAGATCAAGGGTGACTTAGAAGTTAAGGCTCGTGGTACAGAAAGCTTGATGGCTAATGAAGTACGTAGTCAGCGACTCATGCAGTTCTTGCAAGTAGCTAGCCAGCCAGCATTAGCCCCATATGCTAAGTTCCCTTATATCATTCGTGAGATAGCCAAGTCTATGGATCTTGATCCAGAGAAGGTAACTAATAGCTTTGATGAGGCAACTCGTCAAGCAGTCTTACTGCAACAGAATCAACCTCCAGCACCAGCAGGTGGAGCACCGGGAGTACCGGGTGTTCAGGATATGACAGGTGCAGGTGGTGGTAACATTGGTGTAGGTGCAGCTCCAACTCCGGGTGAACAAGGATTTAGTGGTAACATTACACCACAGGGCACACCTCCAGCTGCTCCCCCACAAGGACAAGCACCACAATGACACAAGCACATGTAACAGATACAAAGCCAGCTAAACCTTTTCTCTCTAAGTTAAAAGGATTTGTAGATAGCAACAATCAGTGGGATGGCTTTGTTGAATTACTAGAGTACGAAATTGAAATGCAGCGTAAGAAGTTAGAGCAATCTAAAGAACCACTTGAAATGTACCACGCTCAAGGTGCTATCTTTGCTCTTAGACAATTGAAATATTTAAGGGATCAAGTGCATGCAAAATAATATGCCTAACACTACTTCAGGTGGTAGCTACATTAATCCACAGTTAGATACTGCGGAATCTATCGGACACCAACAGCAGTCTAACTCGGTCATTAAGATGCCTACCTTTAACCAAGGTGGAAGTGTATCCGAGACTCGTGCTTTGCTCAAAGAAGGTGGCATGATGGATGAGGGCGGTACTGTAGACCCTATCAGTGGTAACGAAGTTCCTACGGGTGCTATGAAAGAAGAAGTACGGGATGATGTACCTGCACAACTTAGTGAAGGTGAGTTTGTAATCCCTGCTGACGTAGTACGCTATATAGGTTTAGAACGACTCATGATGATGCGACAAGCTGCTAAAGAAGGCTTGAAGAAGATGGAGCAGATGGGTCAGATGTCTAATGCTGAAGAAGCTACTATGGAAGATGATAGTGAGTTTGAGTCAGAGATTGATGACATCCTATCTGAATTAGATTCTGAAGAAGGCGAAGATAAAGAAGAAGTAAAGATGGCTAATGGTGGTATGGTAGATCAAACCCAGCAAGCTCTGGCACAAGGTCAACAACCTCAACAACCACAGGTACCTGCTCTCACTGAAGAACAGTTAGCCTTTATTCAGAAGACTGCAGAAGGAATGAAGGCACAGCAAGTGGAAGTTGCTCCTGAACAACAGAGCATGCCTACTGAAGGTCTCAAGTCTTCTGACATTATTCGTAGTAACTTAACTCAATCTCGTAGTCCAGAAGAGACTGATGCCTTTATGAGTAAGGTAGCACGACTAGAGAAGACAGCTAAGATGATTAACATTCGTCATAACGATACTGTAGTCCTTGGCTTTGTCAAAGCTCCGGGTGTTGTCGATCCTATTGTGTTCACACAAGATGATCCAGCTAGAATGCAACAGGCTATTGATGCAGCATTCAGTACTGCTAAACAATCGGGCATTAAACGCTTAGAGTCTAGTACTCCTAACCCTCAAGTTGTAGAAGCTTTAAAAGCACAGGGGTATGCAGTAGAAGAAACTCCAACTGGCTGGGGACTTAACCTGTGAGTATTGTACGAGCTAAACAAGAGCACTTTGATACGCTCTTTAGTTTGATTGAGAGCATGGTAGAAGAGAGTGTCTTCTCCTATGCTAAACCCAGTAAAGCAAAGATACAAAAGTTATTTAACTACCCTAGAGGGGCAGCCTTCTTAGCGTATAGAGACGATGTTTGTATTGGCTTTGTTGGTGCTGTAATTGATCAATTCTTTTTCTCTGAGTACGAGAGAGCAACAGACGTAGGCTTTTACATTCTTCCACAGTATCGTGGTGGTAGAGAAGCATTTAGATTATTGCAAGCAATAGAGCAGTGGGCTAAAGAGCAAGGTGTCTCTGAGATCTTTATGGGACACAGTGTAGGTGGCAAGATTGAAGAAATGAAGAAATTCTATATTCACCATGGTTACAAGATCGGTGGATTTAACAGCATGAAGAAACTCTAAGGATAGATTATGTGTGGAGGTGGACCAACTGGTATTGGCTTTGTTGATGATGCTATTGATAAGGCAGATAACTGGACAGAGGGTGCTGGAGAACAATTAGCTAAGATCGATCCGGGTCCTGCCATTGGCGATATCGGAGAGTCTATTGACAAGTCTGTTATTCAGCCTATGTCAAAAGACCCTGTTGGTAGTATTGCTACTATCGCTGCTATTGCAACCCAACAGTATTACTTAATTCCGTACATTGCTGCAGCTAATACAGCACTTAAAGGCGGTAAGTTAGAAGATATTGCTTTATCTTTTGGTGTTGCTTATGTTGCTGGTTCTGTAGCTCCGGGTGTTTCAGAGTGGGCAGGTGGCGGTACGACAGGTGCTATTGTGGCAGGTACTACCGTTGGTGCTGGTTCTGGTGCAGCAACTGCAGCAGCTAGAGGACAAGACATCGGTGAAGGAGCACTAACTGGTGCCATCATGGGCGGTGTTACTGCAGGTGTAACAGAAGGTGTGTCTGCAGGTAAGAGCTACTTTATGGATGGTCCTGCCCCAACTATTGGTGCTGGTACAAAGGCAGGTGAATTTGGTATCGATTCCAATAGGGTAGGCACAGGAGAGTTTGGTCTTAAGGCTACAGCCCCTACAGGGTCTGCTGAGTTTGGTGTAACTGCACCTACATCTTCAGCAGTAACCCCACTAATGGCTGACTACTCTGTACTTCCTGCAACAGAACTAGGTTTCATAAGTCCTGCTAGAGACTTTGGTATTAAGCCAGAGAAGTACGGCACAGGAGAATTCGGTATTGATGCTACTAAGACAGGTGACTTTGGTATTAAAGCACCTACCTCTGAAGTTCCTACCCAGTATAAAGTGGGAAGTAGCACCAGTCCTCTAGAAGATAACCTTAAAAAGATAGCAAGTAAGGCGATCAGTGGCAGTATCTTAGAGAATATCTACGGTACTTCACTAGAGCCAGAAGATTCTGTAACCTACAGATTGCGTAGGAAGGGTGTCTATGGAGAAGATCAACTGGATACCGGTGTAGCTGATACTAGCTTAAACCTAGCAGCAGTTAACCCAGACAAGTTTGAGTTACGTAAGTTTGCTAATCCATCAGGTGCAAGTACCCTTATCTCGTTTAAAGATAACAAACCACAACAGCCTATCCCTACAGGCTACGAAGAAGTAGAAACAATTGGTGCAGCTGAGGGTGGACTTATCAGCACAAGTATGGTAAAATACAGCAAGAAACCACTTGTAGCTCCAAGAAAGCCTGAGCTATCTAAGAAGAAGAAAACTACCAGAAAGGGGCTGGCAGCTAAGCAGTCTTAACATTACCCCTTATTCATGGCTACCTAATACCCCAGTATACACTGGCAACTGTTAGCCCCAACAAAAGAGGAAAAGATGGAACTCACGAAAGTAGAAACACCGAAGAAAGTTATGGCTGGATTTGGAACACGCAATGCCAGCGAAGCTCGGATAAAACAAGAAGAAGAAGAACTAAAGCAGATGACTGAGGCTAACAAAGCCCCACCAGCTGCAAGCACAGATGACGAAGATGGCAGTGATGAAGGTCTAAGTGCAGAAGAGAAAAGCTTTAAGAAGCGTTACGGTGATCTACGTAGGCATACTCAAAAGCAACAGGTTGAGATGCAGAAGCAATTAGATGACTTACGTGCCCAGTTAGAAACGACTGCTACACAGCAAATGCGTTTACCTAAGTCTGAGGAAGAGCTAGAACAGTGGACACGAGAGTTCCCTGAAGTAGCTAAGATTGTAGAAACAATTGCAATGAAGAAGGTTAAAGAGCAGAATGCTAGCATTGAAGAGCGATTCAAAGCCCTAGACCAACGTGAGGCAGAGACTGCCAAAGAGAAAGCTGAAGCTGAATTACTTCGACTTCACCCAGACTTTGACAAGATCCGTGAACAAGACGAATTCCATGATTGGGTAGAGGCTCAGCCTAAGTGGGTTCAGAGTGCTTTGTATGAGAATGAGAATGATGCTGTATCTGCAGCTCGTGCTATTGACTTGTATAAAGCAGATAAAGGTATTACTGCCTCGAAGCGTACTCGTAAATCTGACGATAAAGAAGCAGCTTCATCTGTAGCTTCTAGCCGTAAAGCAGGGTTTGACACTGCCTCAGAACAGGGTACTTTCAGGGAAAGTGACATAGAACGTATGAGTTCAGCAGAATATGAGCGTAATCAAGAAGCCATTATTGCTGCAATTCAGAGTGGTAAATTTATCTACGACAAGACTGGTTCTGCTAGATAAGGCTTGACAAACTTAGAAATAGGTTTATAACTGTAGTACAAAGGGCAGGTGTGGTATTTCTGCACCTCCCTTCTTAACTCGTCTTAGGGTGCCGCTTTAGCTAAGCCAACCACCCACCAAAGACATATTTGTACTTATGTAGTAACAACGCAGTACATAGCAATTCGTAGGACACCCTATCGAGTTAGCCCATATATCTTAGCGGATCTAGAACTCTAAGCTATATGCACCTAATGTAAGAGGCTCCAAGAATACATGTAAGCGTATTTGTAGTAATACATTCATTCAATTTAGGAGAAATCTAAAATGGCATTTCCATCAGCAGCTGGTTACGGCAATTTACCTAATGGTAATTTTAGCCCAGTAATCTATTCCAAGCAAGTACAACTTGCATTCCGTAAAGCTTCTACTGTTGAAGCTATCACTAACAGCGACTACTTCGGTGAAATCGCTAACATGGGTGACTCTGTAAAGATCATCAAAGAGCCAGAAGTTTCAGTTCAGTCATACGCTCGTGGTACACAAATCACAGCACAAGACTTGGATGACGAGGACTTCACACTTGTTGTTGACCAAGCTAACTACTTCGCATTCAAGATTGACGATATCGAAGCAGCACACAGCCACGTTAACTTCATGTCTATGGCTTCTGATCGTGCAGCTTATCGCTTGCGTGACCAGTATGACCAAGACGTTTTGGGCTACCTCTCTGGCTACCAGCAGTCTGCTAAGCATGGTTCACCTGACACAGCACGTTCAACATATCCCGGCACTAAGGCTGTAACTTCAGCTGGCAATGACGAATTGTTGTCTTCTATGAAGTTGATCAAGTCAAGCTTTAGCAGCATCACTACTTCATCTGCTGGTGATCACTCAATCCCATTGGCTCCACGCCTACCGGGTGCAACATCTTTGCCAACAGCTACAACTTCACCATTAAGCGTTATCGCTCGTATGGGTCGTTTGCTTGACAGCCAGTTTGTTGACACTCAAGGTCGTTGGTTAGTTGTCGATCCAGTTTTCGTTGAGATGTTGAAAGACGAAGACAGCCGTTTGTTGAATTCTGACTTCGGTGGTTCTGGCTTGCAAAACGGTTTGATCATTAACAACCTCCACGGTTTCCGTATCTATGTGTCTAACAACCTACCTAAGATTGGTACTGGTCCAAGCACAGCTGGTACAGCTAACCAAAATGATAACTTCGGTGTTATCGTTGGTGGTCAAGATGCTGCTGTTGCTTCTGCTCAGCAAATCACTAAGACTGAAAGCTATCGTGATCCAGACAGCTTCGCTGACATTGTACGTGGTATGCACTTGTATGGTCGTAAGATTCTTCGTCCAGAAGCTATCGTTACTGCCAAGTACAACGTAGCTTAATTTAAGGAGAAATAGAAATGGCTTTAGTTCAATCAGTAAAGAATCGTGCTATTGTAGTTGAAAAGTACGTTGACTTATCAGCATCTTCAGCGACTACCGTTGGTATCTCTGTTCCAGCAGGAACATTGGTATTGGCAGTAGGCTTTGAGCCAAGCGAAGCAGTTCCTAACGTGAGTACCTATACAATGGACATCACTGACGGCACTACTACTTTTGCTAACGACTTAGACTTTGATAATACTGCAGCTGGTACTATCAAGATCGGTACAACAGCTGGTGTAGTTGCAGCTGCTGACACCATTGACGTTGTTACAACTATCTCTGGTTCGCCCGGCATTATCTCTGGTCGTTTGTTTGCAGTCATCATCGATGTAAACGAATCGGCTGTTGCTGCTGATGCAGTAGATCGTGATCAATTAGCTTAATAGGCTAAGTGTGTTGGGGTGGGGGTCACAAGCCCCCACTTTCTTTGTTTAGAATAAAGGCAATAGCGTGGCTTATAACTTCTTGGGTTTAGTTAATGACGTTAATAAACGTCTTAATGAAGTAGAGTTGACAAGTGCTAACTTTGCTAGTGCTAAAGGATTCTATTCGCATGCTAAAGATGCAGTAAACTCAGCAATACAAGATATCAACCAGTTGCAGTTTCAATGGCACTGGAATCACACTACACAGGAAACTACACTCACTGCGGGTACTACTCGCTATGCGTATCCTACTAATGCGAAAACTATTGACTTCGATACTTTCCGCATTAAGAAGAATTCTACATTCAATAATGACACAGTTAAACTGCGTATCATCTCTTATGAAGAGTACTTAGAGAAGTTCTCCGATCAAGAGTATACAACCGAGACTGATGTTCGTAACGTACCACAGTACGTATTCCAAGCTCCTAACCGAACCTTCGGTTTAGTACCCCCTCCTAAAGAAGCTTATGTACTAGTCTATGAGTACTATGCAAGCACTACTCCTTTAGAGAATTCTACAGATGAACCTACAATCCCTGAGATGTACCGTCACATCATTGATGAAGGTGCAATGTACTATGCCTATATGTTCCGTAGTAACGAACAAGCTGCAGCAATTGCGAAAGCTAAGTTTGAAGATGGAATTAAGCACATGCGTATCATGCTTATTAATCGTTATGATTATGTAAGAAGTACAGCAATACAACAGAACAAACAGTACGTATCTGGTAACAGGGTTAGCTAATGGCAGATAAATGGCAGACGTACCCATTTGAGTTTAGGGGTGGTCTTGTAACTAACTTGCCTCCGTTACAGCACGGTATTCAAGCACCGGGAAGTGCACGAGTATTGCGTAACTTTGAACCATCCATTGAGGGTGGCTATCGTAGGATTGAAGGCTTTGCCAAGTATGATGCTGCCAATGTCCCTAGCTATGGCACTCCAAGAGTACACGGATCTGGGCAGACTGGTACTACACTTATAGTAGGCAGTCTCTATACTTCACCTGCAGAAGGTACTACCTTTACTATCGCAGGTGTTACTGGTACTTATACTATTGCAGCAGGTGGTGTTTCGTATGATGCCACCTACAAACGTGCAACACTAACTCTGACTACTAGCTTAGCTTCTAGTCCAGCTAATGCAGCAGCACTTACTGTCACTAGTAACGTAGGTACTATTATTGGTGTAGCAGCTTGGAATGGTAAGACTATTGCAACACGTAATAATGCAATCTTCAAGAGCACAGGATCTGGTTGGACCAAGATCAATGTCCCTAGCTACGGTACTACTTTAGTTAACGGTGGTGCACAGACGGGTACTAGTTTAATTGTAGACGGCTTAACTGCTGCACCTCAAGCTGGTGATACCTTCACTATTGCAGGTGTTAATTTAATCTACACAGTTTTAGCTGATGCTACTGTGACTACTGGCGGTGCAACACTAAGCATTAATCCTGCCCTAGCTTCAAGCCCTTCTGATAATGCAGCTATTACATTCTTAACTGCTAACAGATCAAATGGGTTAAAGAATAGATTTGAGAAGTATCGTATTGGTACTACAGAGAAGATTGCTGGAGTAGATAGCGTTAATGCTCCCTTCCTCTATGACAATACTACATTCACTGCACTTAATGATGCACCTAGTGATGTTCAAGCTGCAGAGCATATCTGCTGGTTTAAGAATCAAATGTTCTTTGCTAAGGGTGACAAGTTAACTTTTACTTCTCCTTATACGGATAGTGACTTTAATGCTGCCAATGGTGCAGGAGTATTAAGTGTAGGTAGTGCAATCACTGGTCTGATTGTATTCCGTGAGCAGTTGATTATCTTTAGTCAACAGAAGATTTCACGTTTAACTGGTAACACCTTAGCTGACTTTGTACTACAACCTATCACCTTAAACATCGGTTGTATTGACACAGATACCATCCAAGAGATTGGTTCTGACATTATGTTCCTAGGTCCTGACGGCTTACGTCTACTTAGTGCAACTGACAAGATCGGTGATTTCAGCTTAGCTGTGGTATCTAAGACCATTCAGAGTGAGATGACTAGCTTCATTGCTTCATCTACTTCTTTCTGCAGTGTAGTCATTCGTGAGAAGTCACAATACCGTTTATTAGGTTTTAGTGATGCAGTAACTACCCAGAATGCTGTAGGCATTTTAGGTACTCAGATGATGGGTGATGCTACAGGTGAAATCTCTTGGGCTGAGTTACGTGGTATCAGAGCCTATGTAGCAGACAGTGATTACTACTCCCGTATTGAGACAGTGGTCTTTGCTCAGACTGACGGCTATGTATATCGGATGGAGACAGGTAATAGTTTTGATGGATCTAACATCATTGCTACTTTCTCTACCCCATTTGTACCAATGACAGACCCACGCTTACGTAAGACTTTCTACAAGCTATTCTTGTATACAGACCCTACAGGAAGTGTGACTACATCAGCTAACTTAAAGCTTGACTTTGATGATGAAGGTGTGATACAACCAGACACCATAACGCTATCAAATGATACAGGTGCAGTAGGTTTCTACGGTTCCCCTACAGCTACCTATGGCTCTGTTAGATACGGAACTAAGTTAAAGAAACTCTTCCAGACTCAAGTAGTGGGTTCTGGTTTCACAGTGTCGTTGCAGTTTATCTCTGAGAGTGTAGATCCTCCATTCTCTTTAGATGCTGCAACTTTAGAATTCGCAACATTCGATAGACGATAAGGTAAAGATATGTCTACAGGTTATAATCGTGCTGATACAGTCAACAATATTGCTGACGGTAACATTATTAATGCATCGGATTTAGATGCAGAATTTGATGCTATTGCCTCAGCCTTTGAAGAAGTAAGTGGTCATACTCACGATGGTAGTGATGCACAAGGTGCACCTATCACTAAGATTGGTCCTGCTCAGGATATCGTAGTAGCTACAGGTGGTGCCATTCCTAAGACTACTAATACAGTAGACTTGGGTTCTGCTACATACCAGTACAAAGATATCTACATTGACGGTACTGCATACATTGATGCCTTAGATTTAAATGGTACTCTGGTAACCTCTACTGCAGCTGAACTGAACATCCTTGATGGTGTCACTTCTACTGCTGCTGAACTGAATCTCTTAGACGGTGTCACTGCTACTACTACAGAGATCAACTACATTGACGGTGTTACATCTAACATTCAGACCCAGTTAGATGCGAAGCAACCTTTAGATGCACAACTCACAGACATCGCTGGCTTAACACCTACAGACAATGCCATCATTATCGGTAACGGTAGTAACTTTGTAGCTGAGTCTGGGGCTACTGCCCGTACTTCACTTGGCTTAGCCATTGGTACTGATGTTCAAGCCTATGATGCTGATCTGACTACTTTGGGTGCTGGTGGTTCTTCTGCTAGAGCATTCCTTGGTTTAACTATTGGTACTGATGTTCAAGCCTACGATGCACAGCTAGCTGATATTGCAGGTCTTACTCCTACTGACAGTAACTTTATCGTAGGTAACGGAAGTAACTTTGTAGCCGAATCGGGTGCTACAGCTAGAACTTCTTTAGGTCTAGGTTCTATTGCAACTCAAGACTCTAGCAACGTCACTATCACTGGTGGTTCTATCTCTGGTATTACTGACTTGGCTATTGCCGATGGTGGTACTGGTGCTTCTACTGCTACTGCTGCAATCAACAATCTCCTCCCATCACAGGCAAGTGCTTCAGGTAAGTACTTAAAGTCTGACGGTACTAATACCTCTTGGGATGATCTGAATATCAGTACTGCTGATATCACTGGCACTCTGCCTATTGCTAATGGTGGTACAGGTTCTACTTCAGCAAGTGCAGCTAGAACAGCTTTAGGTTTAGCTATCGGTACCGATGTACAGGCTTACGATGCTGACTTAACTACTCTAGGTGCAGGTGGATCTTCTGCTAGATCTTTCTTAGGTCTTGCTATTGGCACAGATGTACAAGCCTATGATGCACAGTTAGCTGACGTAGCAGGACTAACACCAACAGATAATGGTGTTATAATCGGCAATGGTACTAACTTCGTTGTGGAGTCTGGTGCTACCCTGAAGACTTCTTTAGGATTAACAATCGGTACAGATGTGCAGGCTTATGATGCACAGTTAGCTGATATCGCTGGACTAACTCCTACTGACAACGGTGTCATTGTTGGTAATGGCAGTAACTTCGTAGTTGAATCCGGGGCTACACTAAAGACATCTTTAGGCTTGACGATTGGTACTGATGTTCAAGCATATGACAGTAACTTAACCTCTTTCGTAGGTACATTCACTTTACCTACTACTGACGGTACAAACGGGCAAGTGTTACAAACAAATGGATCTGGGACTTTATCTTTCTCTACTATCACTGTAGATGCAGACCCAGCAGGAACAGCAGTAGCTTTAGCAATCGCATTAGGATAAGGACAAACTCACATGGCTAATACTTTTAAAAACTATCTCAGTAAAGATGTTGGCACTTCTGCTGCCACTGTCTATACTACACCTTCAGCAACACAGACAACTATCATTGGACTGTCAGTAGCTAATACTACTTCATCTCCAATTACTTGTGATGCTTATGTAACTTCTTCTACAGTAGATTACTACTTGATCAAAGGTGCTACTGTACCTGTCGGTGGATCTCTGGTTATTGTAGGTGGAGATCAGAAGGTTGTACTAGAAGCTGCTGATGTACTGAAGGTTATTTCTTCTGCTGCAGCTAGTGCTGACGTTGTATGCTCCCTGTTGGAGATTGCATAATGTCTTACATCGGTTCTACTCCTACAAGTCAGAACTTTATTTCAGGTACTGATTACTTTAATGGTGATGGTTCTACTACTGCCTTTACTTTAACTCGTACTGTTAACTCCGTTAATGACGTTGAAGTAGTTATCAACAACGTAGTACAACAACCTAGCACTGCTTACACTTTAAGTGGTACTACAATTACTTTCACTTCTGCTCC